GGGGGGCTGGGGGTAGGTGGGATTATCGCCTGAACGTTATCATAGCATCGGCTATGTCTTTCGGGACGATTTTCCAGAACATTTCCACTTTGAGCGTGAGAGACATAGTGGAGTGTTCTTGTCTTTTCCGCTGCAGTCATAGCCGTAGTCTTGGCGCTGGCCCTCTGATCGCGCACAGTAGCTGTCTCCACGACTCGTTCCGGGAGCGATTGTGTAGCCTTTAGCCCCATAACGGACTTTGCGTTCACGCCCTGTGTCCGGATCGGTTACGGTTTTTTCGTATTTTTTCTCCGAAAATTCGGGTGCTACCGACCACCCGTCTGGGATATTAATCGGGAGGTTGGATTCCACCAGTCTCACTCCGTAACATCCGCGATGCGTCCTGATCGCCACCGAAGTGGGATTTGGCCGTAATTTCCGGACCAACACGACCACCGGTTTCGCTGACTGTCCAGCCACTGGGAACCATTACTTCGGCATAATCGGACTCTTTACCGCATTCGCTAGAATCCGAGGTCTTTTTCTTCACACAGTTCGGCACCTCGCGACCGCCTTTCATTTTCGTACCTACCATTTCATAACCCTTCCAACACGGATCGGGGCCTTCCATCTCCTCAGCGAATGCCATATCACGGTCTTTACCGCTATGTTGCATGTACTCGGCGACAGAGTTAAGGTAGTCAGAGGCGATCGTGAGTTTTCCTTGAACCCATTCAGGAATGTCGCTAGACTCTCCAATCAGGGAGTCAATGAGCAACGCGTTGCGGGCAGCGGACCGGAGGTCGCCTTGGGACATTTGCCCCTCCGGATCGCTCTCTTCTTCTTCTTCTTCGCAATATTCACTTTCATCCTCAAGCATCGCTTTCTTGATCGCAGCGTCGCGAGACATTTTCCAGTCATCGGAATCGGTGTCACCGTCACCGTCACGGTCGTGGGATTCCGAACCCTCGTACTTAGATTTCCCCGCACTCCGCAAAGCCATAGCGATAGCTTGCTTCTGCGGATACCCTTCATCCATCAATTTGCTAATATTATCGGAAATCGTTTCGTCCGACGTACCTTTTTTCAAGGGCATGGTTGTAACGCGTTACTCTGTATACCGTGCTTTCAACGGTTAACGCATCATAGCACGGATTGACTGAGCGAACTCTTGGTACTCCGCGTTATTGGTCGTTTTATTCCTTGTCGTACGACCCTTTTGTTGGTTGATCGCATTAGCCGCTGCCTGGTCTACATCAGCACCTTTGCCGGCTTGTTTTGCGATTAGATCGCGTACTCGATTAAAGAACTGTCCGGCACTTTCTCTTGCCGCTTTGTCTCTTTCAATGCCACTCAGAACCGCTTTGGCGATTTGGTCTAGGGGACGAGGAGACGGTTTTGTTTTAGCTTCAGGGGCGTTTGGAGTTTCCGGTGTCGGCTTTGCCTCCGGTCTCGGCCCTCTTAGTCTTCCGCCTTGGCCTTTTGCTGCCCTGGGGGCTACGGTTCCTTCTTTCTCCATTTGCCGTAATGCGGCAGAGGAGGTCATACCGGAGTCCATCAGTTCCTTCATCCGGTCTGTTCGGCCAGCAGAAGTAGGTGGCTGAGTTGGTGCAGGGGCACTGGGCTTAGATCCAAACCCTTTACCTGTACGGGGGGACAATGTTCCTTTTTTGAATAGGTTCTGTTGTCCGGGTTTACCGGCACCTTCTGCTTCAGGTGGCATGGAACCAGACGCTTGAGGTTCTGGGCTGGACCCCGTTTCCACCGGTGCGTTGGGAGATTCGAATCCTCTCTTACCAAATAGGTTCGACTGTTTATTGTATAGATAGGTTTTGAAATCTTCAACCGACTGCGCTTGTTTCGCCGCATCGGTAATCTCTTTGACCGTATTACTATCGGGCTTTGTTCCGCCGCCGAAACCTCCACCACCAGCCTTACGGCGTGGTTGAGCTGGTGCGCGGAAACCGCCTTTACTGGTAACCGGACGCTGGGGTCTAGAAGAGGCTTCCTGCTTTGCAGGAGCAGAGGCTTCTTCTCTCGGTGCAGCGCTACCCTGCTCTGCAGGAGCAGGAGTTGCTTCTTGCTCGTACGGGTCGATACCCAACGAGTCGACCAGATACTGCCTAAGCTGCGAACGAGCCGAAGATTCATCGATGTTACCGTGGCGCCCCTTAATCTCATCGATTGATAGGTCGACTAGGTCACGGAGCTGCGCTTCGTCAGGCTGAATATAACGCTCTTTATTTTGATCCCATGCACCAGGAGTTTTGCGACGCTCTGAGTCGATCAGACCTTTACGGAAAGTATCGTATTGCGATTTAAACTCGGTACCGAGATCTTGTTTAATTCGTCCTTCGATTGGCTTGGTCGGACCGGCTGCTTGCTGTTCTTCAGGTTGAGGTTGCTCGGAGGCTGGTGGTTTTGCTTGTTCGGGAGCCGTACCAGGTTGCGCAGGGGCTTTCTTGGCTGTAGTATCAGGAGCGGATGACGGGTCGAATACGATTTTGTTCCCGTCAATCATCTTGTTATTAAAGCGTCTTAGAATCGCTCCTCTCGCTTCTTCTGGATCGATATCAAAGTCGTCCTCCATGATCTCGATTGTCTCCTGGATCATACTTTCCAGAGAGTTCTTATCAATCGGCATCTTGGCCTTGATGCTGTCCTGAACTAGCTCTTTAAACTTGTTACTGATTGAGACCGGGTCAGCTTTTATGCGTCCAGTATCTTCCGGAGCGGCAGCGCCGCCAGCTTCCTCTGGCGCAGCCGTTTCACGGGCTCGATCTTCCGCTCTCGCTTTTTGTTTTTCCTCTTTCGCTTGCGGACTACCAGACAACTTGCTCTGATACTGCTTTTGGAACGCGGCGAGAACATCTTGCGTGCTCGCTTCGCCTTTCATTCGATCTTCAAGGGTTTTCTGCCACTCGGACACAGGGCCCTTTTCCCGGTCGCCTATCCCTTCACGTCTGCTATCCTCCAGTGGCTGGCCGGTAGATTCCCGTTTGCCCAATTTCCGCTGCTGTCCCACCGGCATTGCTCCACGGGCCGGCTCAGCCTCAGGAGCTGAAGCTTTCCGACTCTCTCGACCCTCTTTACGCGACGCTTTTTCTTCATCACTTTTAGCTGAAGTTAATCGCGCACCCGGATGTTCACCAACACCCGCATTTTTCATTACTTCGTCGGCAATTTTCATTGCCTGATTTTGCGTATATCGACGACCAGGATCCTTACTATCTAAATACGCGCCAACATAACCATGACCACGATTCATCAGACTTCGAACCGCAGACATAAAGACGTCTTTTTCGTCCTTGCCTTGATTCCACTCTTGCTTGACGAATTCTTCCAGGGTTTGACGTCCGGCAACAGAACGTTGATATAGCTTAGACCTCGGGTCGACTTTACCTCCCTTTAGGATATTAAAGTTATTCGGATTCCGGGCGACCTTCTCCGTCCCAGACTTATCCTCATCCTGAAAATTTACCGCCATTGACTTGTCGTGCTATTTAGCTTTCAACGACTTTCCAGCCCGACGGTACTTCGATATTCAGTTTTTGCTCTTGGCTCGAGAACACGGGCTCGGTAACACCGGGAGCCTCGGATTCCTTCTTCTTTTCCGGTTTAGCGGGCGATACAATACCCTCCCCCGCTCTAGCCTGATCGATATTCATCATAACTTTAGATTCCTAAAATTTCATTCAGCAGCTCATCGCTCATTTCCTTGCCCGCCCCGGCACGAATCAGTTCTTCGGTACGGATCTGCTCGTCGTGGCACACCTTGCTGATGTCGGCCAGCAAACTCAGCACGGCCGATCGATCCCACTCCGCAATTTCCGCTTGATCGCTAAGCTCTTGAAACCGGAGAAGAATCGATTCGAGGATCGCGATGCTCATTTCTCTGATCGCGATCCAGTTTTCCTGGATCTCAGGATCCGGAGACTCTTCCTGGTACCGGTGGCTCTGCGCGACAAGTTTGATCAGGCTTTTTCCCGCCGTCGCGATGGTTTTCGGCCCGATACGATCCAGTTCAATCGCACTGAGTTGGGCCAGGATCATTTCCTGGGTATCGCGTCCGAAAGCAGAGAAGTCGCGCAGTTTAGTACTCGCCATATAGTGCTTTCAACGGAATCGCGACTACATGGTGGTGGTAAAATTATACCGTACTAGTACATCGGACATCCCCTCAACCGCATACCGACATACGATGTAGCAGGTGCCGTCTTCGCCTAGAGATACAGAAACAGAAATGTTGTTTGGTTCGAGGTATGGAATCGCGGCGACTAATTGCCGCTTAATACTCTGCGCTTCGACTTCCTCGCTAATGGTTTCGAACAACAATTCCCGTACACCCATGTAGGGGTTGGCGACACGTTCCCCGATACGGGTTTCCAGCACCTCCTGTATCGCCTGACCGATACGTTCGATACCAAAAGACAGTTTGAGGCCGCCGTTGCCATCTACGGACAACGGATAGCTCAACCCCCTCAACGTATTTTGTTCAAGGGATGAGGGTGTTGACAAGTTGTCGAATACGACAACTGGATTCCGACGCTCGCGTTGTATAGCTGCACTGTTATCGGAATTACTTCTGTCTCGTAACCGGAAGTTATTCTTGATACGGGAAAGTTCACTCGAATCGATTTGGTTCGGATAAGTTGTTATACTGTTGACTAAATTTGACATGGTTAATTTACCCTCGCTCTGTGTACTCGTGTCGCATTGACCGCTTCGTCCCATGCATCACCAACAATCTTATATACCGGTTCGCGGAGGGCGTCGGCGAGTTCGTTGGGATCGGCGACAACGGAATTAGCGGTAACGGATAGTGATATGTTGACTTGTACGGGTTGATTACCGCCATTATTAACTACACCAGTCGTTCTGAGATTCTCACCAACCAAACCTGCTAGGATCGGGAAACCGTCTCTCGGGATGACGAATTCACCGTCGTTAACTACCATCGGCCGGTTACCACTGAGTCGGGCTTCAAGCGCCATGGTACCCCCGATGTAGTCTTTGCCTTCAGCGAAGTACGGTAGTTGGAAACTAGAAGCTGATTTAAGACCGCTAATCGCTCCTTTGACCCAGTCTGGTTTCAAGGCTTCAGGCAGCCGATTAAACAGAGATTCTACTGTAGATATAATTAGGCGAGGTAGGAGAGTAAAAGCACTAATCGACGCGTTGATCGCAAATACAAGAGAGTTGCCGAGACCTTTCAATAGTTCTCCCAAAAAATTACCAAATTTGGTGAAGTTTTCGCTAAACCCTTCAGAGAACCAGGATATTGTGTTTTGGAACCCGATTCCGATACCATCTACGAATTTTTTGATACCGTCCCGTACGCCTTTATCCATTAACGGTGCTAGACCTCCTATGATACCACCGATAACCGCACCTGCCGCTGTTCCAACCCCAGGAGCAATCATAGATCCGATCATCGCTCCTGTGCTAGCGCCACCGAGACCGCTACCCAAAACTGATCCGACCGCACTCACTTGTTGGCCAGCATCGCCACCAATAGATCTGCCAAGCATTTGTGATCCTAAGACTAGAGCGCCGCCAGCCAATGCTCCAGCCCCAAATCGTCTAAACGCCATTCCAGCCCTATTAGCCATTGGCATACCAAGAGAACGAGCTCCAGCTCCACCTGGAATCATAGTTCCAGCAGCGAATAATCTAGCTGATGTAACCATATTAGCCATCAAGGTAGCACTGCTACGGTAGATAGTACTACCTAATGAAACTATACTACTCCCGGTGTTAGCTGCTACGGTAGAGACCGCTTTTGATGTTACGCTTGCAGCATTAGATAGCTTGGGCCCCAAAGAGCTTACAGCATTGACGACCGGATCTATGGAGGAAAGTATATTGCCAGGAATATTTCTTAAAAACTGACCAGCCTGATAGGGTACTGTTGGTGTACTTCTGAACGTGGGGAATGCACCTGGACGTAAGCCGGACAAGAACTGATTACCAATTCCCCTAGCACCAACATACGCAGTATTATAAAGATTTTCAACTCGCGCAAGCTGGTTAACCGCAAATCCACCAGCTCTTTGAGCTAATGGACCGACAGCACCAAGATACCCTGAAGCAGTTGCAGCTCCACGTCCCAGTTGGTTAGATAAAAATCTTCCTGCTGCTTGTCCTGTCGGACCAACTGCTCCTAAGGTTCCAGAAATTCTTGCAGCTAATCCGGAATTTAAAAATCCAACTCTTGCAGAGTTAGCAGTTTTTAAAGCTCCTGGTACACCACTAAGTAATTGTGGAGCGAACCCGCCAAGTAGCGATAGCGTCGGATCTAAACCAGCTAGACCTAAGCCCATAGTTCGAAACGCTGTCGCGCCTCTCCCTGTTCCAGTCATTACTCTTCCTGCAGCTCCGGCTAAACCGCCACCACCAGCTAGCATAAACGGTGCAACGGCACCAAGCAGGCCTAGTCCACCTTGACCTCCCGTCACATCGGTGATCATAGACGCACGGGCGATCATACCTAGTGGGCCGGGCAAAGTAGCCAGTAATGGCTTTATTACCTTGCTAAACCCTCCAAAAGCTTCATCGAGAAGGTTATTTATCCCCTTATTGAGTGCAGGTAAAACCGAACTCGCAATCTCTGGGGCTTTGTCAACAAGGGTTGCAAATAACTCCCTGATAAGGACAATCGCTGTCTTACCTACTTCCTCGAACAATGTACCAGCAATATCACTGACAAAACCAATTGCCTCATCATCATCAAGATTTCGGATACCCTCGCCAATATTTTTTATGTATTGGCGCATATTTGTACCGATTTCGATGATCACCTGCGTGATGTCTTCGGAATCAAACGTGCCACCCCTGATCTGGTCATATACCCCCTTGAACAATTCTCCGACCCGGCCAAAGGTTTCCCGGACCATGACTAGGATGTCCTTAAACCCGCTACTCTCAAAATATGCGGTTAAGTCGTTGAAAATACGAGTTACGAACTGGATCGCGTCGATAAACGGCCGCATCGGGTCACCGATACCAAATATCTCCTGGATGCTGGAAAATATCGCGCGGAACATCCCGTTCGATCCAAAGACCTGATCGACGAGTTTATAAACCTCATCGAACATAGTCGTTGATTTTCCGGTGCGGTCGATAACTTTACGCAATGACCCGAATACACCGGACTCGGTATTGAACAGTTTTGTGTTAAGGTCTTCTAGGATAATCCGGAAACCCGCTGCCCGTTTCGCCATCTCGGACAACTGCTTAATGATCTCTGGATCATTAAGGATATCGGACAACACTTTCGTCCGTTCTTCCGGACTGTACAGCATGCCCTCGCCACCAACCCGTTTAATAATCTGTGACCCTAGGAACGATTGCATTGCATCGCCGCTATTCAGCATTTGCATGCCGGTAGCTTGACCCATCAGGAATTGTTGCGCGAGACCGCCGAAGTTTTCACCCAGCCCGGCACGACGCATGTCTCGTTGGAACGACAAGATGCCTTTCGCCAGTTTGTTCCGTAGATCTTCAGACAGATTGATATCGATAAATGGAGTGGCCGCCAACGTCTTCTGGACATCCTTCATCGTGCCGCCAGCCCGTACCGCGACATTGTTTAACGCGGTGCCGATGTTCTGAGTGATTGATAGCGCGGATTCCGACGCAAAGCCTTTGAACGTTTGAGTTAGTAACGCGGCTTGGTTTTGGGCTGCGCGGAGTGACGATGCGCTAGCCAGTCCCTGTTCGCCAATGGCACGCTGAAAATCTCGATTGATCTGGCTTAGCGCGTTGCGGACGACATCGAGTTTTAGACCGCTAATTAAGAATTTGTTATCGAGGGATCGCGAAAACTTATTAAAATCCGCTAGAGCTCGGGCCGTGTTTGCTGTTACGTTAAGCCGGAGATTCGATATTGCCATATTTACTTATCAAAACCTCTGATACGTACTACCGTTGCATCTAAGTCTTATACCAGAGCAAGTGGTAGTAGGAGCAAATCCAGAACACTTAGCACCCAGATTTCTAGCCTTACATTGAGCTTCCTCTTCAGCTTTTTTAGCTTGTTCTGCAGCCTTTTTCTGAGATTTACTAATTTGATCAAATGCTTTTTTACATACTTGACTTTTTGAATAGGTATCAGAAGCTACCTTGTACGAGTTCACCACTGACACGACTAGCTTAGCGGCATCTCTGTAGTCGGGATAACCCCCAAACGGAGTGCTTTCTTTGATTACTTTTATTGCTTCGTCTACTCGGACTCCTAATGTTTCCGATCCAGTTCGACTTTTTATTAAAGATCTATACACAGAAGAAAGAGAAGGTTCTTCATAGCTTTTTTGAAACAATCTTGCAAATTCTTCTACATAGCTCTGAATCGCATTTCTCTGTCTTATCACAGAAATGTCAGAATTGGGCTTAGAAATACTTTCTCTAATAGCTTTTTCTTCTAATGATTTGAAGTTGTTATATAATTCTCTTGCCTTTTCGCACTTCCTGACTTCGTTCAGATTTAAACTATTAGGTTGTTTACCACCCCCTCCACCTGGCTTACTCGCAGGAGGTTGTTCTGGCTCAGGAGTAGAGCTACTTGGTTCTGCCGTGCTAGCCGGTACCAGCGGGTCGTTGACGGTCGATTGCCGACCAGGCCGCAACACATCAACAAATCCGTCATTGATCGTCCATTCGGGTACCTGTTCGAGTTCGAACGACACCTCCGCATTGACCAGTAATCCGTTGTCCCACGCCTTCTCCCTGACTTGCACATTCTGGATGACGCACGGCCCGAATACCCTCTTGCCCCACACAAACTCCAGGACCGGGGGGCCATCGGCACCATTCTCCCCATCCCGGGCGGTGAATAGTTCCTGCAAGCCGCGTTCCAATGAGTCGACTCGCTTACCGAAACTGTATCCGTGCAGTAGTACTTTGCCGAAAGTGAGTTTCCGGTTTTTGTTTGAACGCCAGGATAAGGGCTGACCGCTATTTGCGGGGTCAGAAACTCCCCATGTTTCCGCACGGTTAAAATCCGGACCGGAACTGAGTTGGAGCTCTTCGGGATTGAAGAGGAACGTCCAGACTGCTTCAGACGGAATAACGAATGGCGTGGTAGCCAACGCTCCTGAGGGGTTCGCGCTATAGGTTTTGCCGGAGACTGGTTGGGAGACACTCGCTGGAACTGGGACCCGAGTTGGCACTGGCTGCCTCGGTCGACTCTGATACGCCGTATTATCGGGAACTTTAGCAATTACCCTGGTTTCGCTTCCGGTTACTTCTTCTACACCATAGCCGGGGCTTACAAATGATTCGTCAACACTACTAAAATATTTCTGATTCATTTCCTCCTGCAAAGCCTTTTGTGCATCGGTAGGAGTATCGTTTTGCGGTTCTTGACTAACCGGTTGTTTTTGTTGCGTACCCTTTCTCGACCAGTAACGGATATACGCAATTGCTTCCGACATCGAGCAAGCGGTACCGGGTATAAAGGTAATATTCCCTAAAGCCCTTTCGTTATTATAAATAACGTCATAGTTCGCGCCACGGATTGTTTTTACGGTGGTGGCGGTTTCGACTTCTGGAACTTCAGGATTATTTGGTTGACTGTAGTCGGTAAATACCGGAGACGTGTCAAACGCGACTAGCCCATCATCTATGGCAAATTCACCCTGGAATAATTCAGAACCTAAAGTACCTGAATCTACAGACTCTTGGATAAACCCTTCTACAGACTCTTTACGTAGATCTGTAAAGCCTGGAGATTCAAGATAGTCTTCAGCTCTGGTCGCCACGCCATTTCCACGGTCCTATAACGCTTTCAACTAGACTGGCGGCTCAGCATGGTCGTAGCTCCAAGCGATTGCGTTACGGACTACAGCGTCAACGTCTTTATCCCAATCTGAGAAATACGGATTGTTATTTATACGTTCTATCACCCACTCGTAGACAACATTACCAACCATCTCTGGCATACGGGCAATGCGGCTAGTGCGTTTCCAAACACACTCATAACGACTTGAGCCGTCCGAGCCGTCAAAGTTTTCGATCTCACGCAAGATACCCAGCACCTTACGTTTTACAAAGTCGCGCTTTCCGCGCGGTAACTTGTTAAATATCTTCCGCTGATCGTCAATGGTTCCCCAGTCCGGATCGTGGTCTTTGGGTTCGTGGACATGAGAAACGACGTACCGTTCAGCGTTTACGGACTTAGCTATAGCGGCTAGGGTTTCAACCGATGTAACCGCATCGTTATCTAAGTGGATGATAGAGTCCGGTCGCGAGCCAAAATACATCCGGGCGGTATCAACACATGCCCGATCGCCTCCCAACGCATGAGCGAGACCGGTAGACAAGAGTTTAGCCGTAGCAAGATCGATAATTTCCGTATCGAGGAAAATAATCCCCCGAAGTTTCGGGTGTTCGGGGGTGCTGGAGAACGAGTGGTGAAGAATGTTGAAACGGATGCCGAGCTGGCCGGCGACGGTCACAATCTCGTCGACGCTGTCTCCCGCATCGTAATCGACACCAAGTACCTGACAGCTTGCGAACAATCCCTCTACCCTGCGTCTCCTCCTCCAATCCGGACACACATTGAACACAAACGGAGACCAGGTTTGGCCGCGAACGATCGCTCGGGCGAGAGATTTTGGTGTCACGTCAGATGTCTCGGTCCCGAGCCTTGCTCCGAGCACCCTGACCTCCGTCTTTGGATTCCCGTACTTATCTGTCTCCTTGCCGTACTGAAGAGCTGTGCTGGGCTTATGGTCCCAGCCTTCGGAGTCGAGGGAGATGGTGGCGGTGGTCATGGGTGTGTGTGGGTGGGCGGGCGAGTATTGTACCACAGAACGGTCAGAGTTTACTTGGATCGTAGCCAGCCGAATATAGCCACGAACTTTCGCAACGCTTTGACTTATCGGTAATATGTTTAACCTCTTCCGGATCGGTAATAGTAGCCATCAGATCATTCGCCAACTTATATATCTTATTTTTCTCACCCCTAATTTGTTCCCAAACCCTAACAATATGTGACGCTTTCTTCGCCATGCTGAATCCGTCACGTAGAGTCAACGCGTTAAACACACTTTCGATCGCTAAGGTCAAATCTTTATCCGACTGATAGTTACCGAAAATTTCGTAGGATTTGTCCACACTCGTGATCAACATCTTCCTCTGCGCCCAGTACGGGTGAGTTTGGTCACGTTTTGCCGCCTCCCAATTTGCCTTCATATTCCGCCTCAACGTATTCGCTTTCATATCGATCATGATGTATCGCGTCGATTCAAGTATAGTCGCCAACGATCCCAGCGTTAGTTCGGGAAGATATGAGCCTTGACCCTTTTGATCTCTAATTGCGTATGATAACATACACAGACGGACGAAACACTCCAGAGCGTTTTTATGAATTTGTATACGAAGATAAGGTAGTAGCTGCTCACTGTAAAAGTGAACGTCTTCGCCCGCCCGGACTTTGCCGAGAAAAAAGTCCGTACATTCACGCATTACTCTCATGAATAGTGTGACTTCGTCCACACCGTACTTCTTACACAAGTATTTGATATTCGCGACCGGGTGCATGTCTCTGCCTTCTTTTTCTGACATTTCTTCTTGTTCGAAGACTCGGTAGGTAGATATGAGGGCTAGGCGGCTAATTGCTCCCGAATCCAGACTGTAAGATATCTCCGGCCTAATCTCATTACAGTTCGCAACCAGTACCGTATTCGATACCACTTCGATTGCGTCAGTGCCTTTGTTTTCTACTTTCTCCGTGCCACCGGTCACCACGCTCTTGAACGAATGGGAATTTAGCATCCGCTCCAACGAGTCGAGTGTCAGGTCGTCGTTATAGGCTAAGTGCGAGCTGATAACCGAACCCTGGTTAAATCTCGATCCAAACTGGCCGAAATTTACAACATTAAACCCACAGTACTGCATTGCCTTAAGAACACCATTCAATACTGTACTCTTGCCGACGCCCGGTTCACCAACGATAATACCCGCTTTTCGGAATCCGTGCTTGATTACTTCGTTAGTTCCTGGATGAACGTTACCAGTCCGACCTACGCACGCCCTGCCGATAATCAGTTTGAACATTTCCGCTTCGGCCGGTGGAAATACGGTGATAATATCCTCGAACTTCATCTCCCTTATCGGTTTGTCAAACCAGTCTAGCTCTGGTACATACGCAAATACGTTGTTTAAGGTTCGGCTGGTAAATAACGCTTGGATTTTAGTTGGTTCATAGGCGATGCCAAGGTCATAAGTGCCGCCGCCGAGTTTTTTATGTCTCAACGCTTTGAGATTCTCGAGCCCAAGTACGTAGTCGGTGATTTCACTTGAACGGCCGGATCGATAAATGAATAGCGGCTGGACAAACTCCTTAATCTCTTGCGTACTAGAAAACATTGAGCTTTCGGTGTTTAAAAGCTCGTTTTGGATAAGCTCAAGGGTTACTTCTGAGGCTGGGACAAGAAACTCAAACCAGTCCGGATAACGCATTCCCTTTGGACTGGTAGAGTTATTAATACCCGACGGGCTAAACCTCTCGTAAAGATCGTGGTACGAGGTGAGTTTTGAGTCGAGGTTGATGCGCATGAAGAAACCTTGCGCTTCTAGCATATGAATGCCTTCTGAGTATTTGGCCGCTGGACCCTTATTGACCAGATCGGCATCCGATGAGTTCTTAGCCATCTACTTTCGCTCCGTAACGGAGAAGCGTAGCCTTGTAGTCCTTCCTCGACTCTTTTAACGCCTTGAGGAGGCCGGCGTTATAGGCCGGATCACTTGATTTCCTCTGTTCGTCAAGTTCTTTGATCCTCACCCGGGCTGCGTCGTCGTCACTCGCCACTTTAGCGCATTTCGCGAAGTCGTCAGGGTCCGGAAGATTAAGACAGTATTTCTTGTTTAGCCCTCGGAGTTCTGGATGCAGCGCTTCGCGCCTTTCTCGCCGCGACTTCTCGGCGAACGTTGCGATGTCGTGAGGGGTGGGAGGAGGAATCTCTGGCAGGAACATGCCTAGCGACTGAAGGTAGCGGCCTGCCCGTTCCAGGTGATCGGAACGGTTGGAAGGCCGGGTGTCGGCGATAATCTGGCGAAGAGTGGCTTCCTCGTCGGGCGTCCAGCCCCACACAGGGTCTTCGTCGTATAGGTCGAAGAAACGGAGTGGGGTCCCAGGTAACAGGTTGTCGCCCGCGTCACCAACTTCCACCTTCACCGTATACGTCTCCCGCGCAGTCGAGATGTTCAGTTTTTCCTTACGGAGGTAGTAGTCACAGACTTCGGTCTCGGTACGTATTCTTGGTAGCCAGGGGCCGGTATTACACCATACGATTTTATGCGGATCGGAAACCAATCCTTGCCAGTCACCGTCAACCGTAGACAGCAAAACATATCTGTCAAGAGCCGGTTCAGTTCGTTGGATTCGGGCGATTTTCCCCGCAATGTCGTCTGCTTCGTAATAAACTTTATCGAAAAAGGCGAACGTCGACCCGGGGGACTGAATGTACTTATAACCTTCTTCGAGAATGATAGGAAACAGCGATGGCTTGTCCGGTCGTCCGCCTTTGTATTCCGGCATTTCGAGTTTATGGGCCTCAAGGTGACGCCAATACCCTGTTATACCTGTGCCCTCAAACTCTCCCTTGTTGTCATCGACAACAATCGCGGTAAAATCACGAGGCGGCAAAGAATCGATTCCTCGGTTCAACCGGTACGCCCACAACGCTCGGACAATCGTTCGGAGCCGTTTCTCATCCCCCTCAACCAAATGTTCGACACTTTCTGTGAACGAGTGGACGTTATGGGCGTAAACTTTGAAGTCGATGACGACAAGCGGGAGGTAAGGCTCGTTATCGAGCTGGTCTTCCAGCCATTTTTCCTTGAGTTCCGGGAGCATTAGTACGTTTGTTCTTATGCTCCCATTCTATCAGGTTCCGAGGTACTTCGCGCTGAGCACGCGCTGCGCTTTCACGAATTTTCTGATCGGGTAGTTGACGATCATCGCCCATTCCAACAACGGTCGGATCTTCATCTCGGTCAGAGATAGGTCGAGACCCGGGTCGGAGTCCGACACAAAGAACTTCTCACCGTCGCGAGCGACGACGAGTACGTCGACATCCTTGTCGAACCGGATCGGCTTCTGCAGCTTTTCAATCACTGTTACGCCTGCCTCCCTTTGTAACCTTTCTTCGCAATGCGACGGATTTGCGGATCGGTTTCGGGGGCTTTTGGTACCTCACGCTTTAGGGAAGCATCAGCACCCGCTTCGCCTTTACCCTCCTCGTCATCACGCTTGAATTGTTTTCTGATTGCGGTTGGCGACAGGCCCGCTGCGTTTTTGGACGGCACGCACGCACCGCCTTTAGTTTCAGTGCCTGGCGGGCATGGTTCACCAGGCCGAACACGCTTACCGCCTGGAGCTACGCGCCAATTCATAGACGCTTCCGGGCCATCATCGCCAAACGACACACGTTCGGACGAGTTTTCGTGGGAACCAGGGTCGCCCAGATTTGGCATTTTTACCTCACTCTGGCCGATCGGGGTGCCGGAAACCCAGTTATTCTCAGGCGCCACACCCCAATCTTTTGGCTTTTCGTAATAATCAGACATCGTGAAACCAATCTACTTAGCTTTCAACACGTTAAGAAGGGACTGAACAATGGTGTTGTCGCTTTCGCCGATTTTATCCGCAATGACTCCGGTCCCCAGGGCTACGAAGTCTTCAGCCTTTACACGACCTGGTGGGAGTTGACCGTACAAGTCGACGCTACGTTTTGTTACGTTTTCGACAGCGGGTGGCAGCAGGCTGGACGGGTTCCTGACAACTTTCTTTTCAGCGATCTCGGGGTTCCATTGACTTGTCACATAACGAGTAACTTTACGGACCTCGTTAGCGGACAAGGAGTTGTCCCGTAACATCTCGACAATACTGCCAACAATAACCCGGATCTCTGAGTCGTTGTATTTGTGGGTTCGGCCGTATGTGAGCCAGAAGCCGTCTACCGCGTTAAAAACGTCTGCGATGTACTCGGTGTCGAACGAGTGACGGCTGAGAAGATGACGGTTAATAGTATTAGCGATTAGGGTGTAAGCGCGATCGAGGATGCCTAGGTTGTCAAGGGTGTTGAAGGTAAAATTGACCATGGTGGGAATGGGGACTATATGGCAATTATAACACGGTTACGGGTTAAATGCATACTGCGACCATTCAGGATCATTTGACCTCTGAACGATTTCGATTACTTTTGGTAATGGCGGTCGAGGTTTTTTACGTAATCGCAAGCCGGCTTGTTCTGGAGTTTTGTGTCCTTTAACCGTATTGCACTTTGAGCAGGCAAGTAGCAAGTTCTCCCAAGAATCTGCTCCTCCCCGACATCTGGGAATGAGGTGATCAATAGTAAGGTTTCTCGTGCTACCGCAGTATTGGCAAGTCTGATTATCGCGACGATAGATAGCCGCTTTTGTCGGTTTCTCTTTCGCAGTACGAGATAACGGTAACGGGACATAGTTGTTCAGACGTATTACCCTCCCAGACACCGGCTTCGCTTTTTCCTTGAGAACAAGGACAATAGCTCGACGTCCCAAAACGATATTTACCGGAGTGTAATCAAAATTTAACACTAATATGTGTTCAGTCGGTACGTACACGTCTTCCTGTGCCTCCGCAAAACTTACATTCAAACACAACACTAGACGGTTTTTGTTTTTCCGGGTTACGAGTGTCTATAGAATTCTCTAGTACCACAAAACCCCGCCCGGAACAATACGGGCAGGGCGTGGGTACATAATCAGGCCAAATGGCTTGTTTCACACGTTTGTCGAACCAAAACCACCAGTTGACCGACCCGTTACATTGAATACGGTTTCGTTGGTGGTTGATTGGCTTCCGGTCTGATCGAATACCATCTCGCAAAGGCCTTGGGCGATGCGAGCGCCGTGAGTGAAGACATGGTAGCTATCTCCGTTGTTTGTCAACGATACTTTCACCCAGTCCTGATAACCGGCGTCAATGATTCCGGGAGAATTCGTAACCGTGATACGGTGTTTATGGGCTAGCCCCGACCTCGGTACGATTTTATATACCGGTAGTAAAGAGCTCCATGGGAATGTAAGATTCTTAAGATTCGGCAAGATGACCTTGAATCCACTACTGACCAGTACGGTATCTCCAGGAGCTAGTAATACCCCACCGCCGCACTGATCGAGAATGTCTAGGAAATCTGACTCCGATTCGGATGTAAATACATCGCCGTCGATATATAGACGGGTGCCGTGGCGTAGCGTGTCTGATTCAAAATCTCGATAAAAATCGATAGCCACGTCTTTATCGTAGTCATTCCGAACATGGGCACGGATGTCCGCGCCTGCGTCTTCGTGTGGATGAGCGACTTTAGGGACAAAGGACTCGTCTCCGGGGCGGACGTAGAAAATCGGGGCGATCACAGCGGTAGTGGAGTTACGTCGTTAGTATAACACAGACGATCAGCCTTGGCACGCCAAGCATTCACCGTATTGCTCTTCGGCTTCACCAAGAAGTTTTGCGAGTCCCTCGTAACCACCATCGATGTGTTTGCCGTTCAGCCAAATCTGAGGTACAGTGGTATACGGCCAATCGGAGTCGGTGATGGCGCTGCGGTCCATTTCCTGAATGACGTAGCCGTTAGCGGATAGTAGTTCTTTCGCTTTAACGCACCATGGGCAGTCGGGCTTAGTAACGACTAATGCGGCGTTATTGGATTGTTGCGATTTGGACTGCACCTTCTTGACTTGCAAAGAACTCGATTTGAGGTAGTACAGGCTCTTGACTCCTGCCTTCCACGCACTTAGGTGAAGCCTCATTAGGTAATCGGCTGGCGCTTCGGGGTCGACAAATAGGTTGAGTGACTGCCCTTGGCACACATGTACTTGGCGATCCGCCGCCTGTTTGACCAACTCGAACTGGTCGATCTCCCGGGCGGTCTTAAAGACGTCTTTGGCATGCGGGCTCAGGAAGTCAAGGTGTTGTACGGAGCCGCGTTCATCTAAGATCGAGTCCCAGACATCCTGGGTGTTGTGGTTAATAGCCTCCAGATGCTTTTCAAGGTACGAGTTTCTACGGACAAACGTACCCTTCGCGTTGCTGGCCACAAACAGATTCGCGGTAAGCGGCTCGATACCTTCGGACACAGCGCCGCAGATCACGGAATTGGTCTTGGTTGGAGCAATGGCGATACGGGTCGCGTGCCTTACCCCATTGCCCTCGCACCATTCCGGTTCACCGTATTCTCTCGCCATGTCCTGTGACGCCTTCAGGGTCATGTCATCAATCCAGCCGTGGACCTCGATGTTTAAAGTTCTAGCAGCACGAGAAGCGAATGGAAGGCCGCGTGACTGATAAAGGGCATGAAGACCCATAGTGCCAAGTCCGAGAGAACGAGATTTCTTCGCAAACCTAATAGCACGACCCATAGACGGAATGCGCTCCGCTTTATGGATGAACTCAGTAACTACAGCGTCGAGAAAGTAAACTCCCAACTCCGGAACAGTTTTTCCCGTTACAGATCCTTTCCAGGTTTTCCACTCATCGTACTTAGCCAGATTCAACGAACTTAGAACACAAACGAAGGTATGGTTTTCGTCGGAGGGTAGAAAAATTTCCGAGCACAGGTTCGAAAATTTAATTTCTAAGTTTCTTTCAGTAAAACAAGCTGGTCTCTGAGTGTTAGCATTGTCAATGTATATAATATAAGGAGAACCAGAGATCATGCGGCACTTTAGTACTTCAGAGAAAATTTCTTGCTTATGACAATCACCGGATAACATCGACTCAATCCACTCATCAGTGATTGTAACTGCCAAGTTCGAATCGATAAACTGACGTGGATCACCCTGGCTATGGTCCTTCGCCCTCAACGCATCCATCAGGTCGGGATGATCGATGGGGATGTAGAATGCAAATGATCCGCGTCGTGTATTGCCTTGAGATACAGTCGCTGCAGTACGATCATATAGACGCATCCAATCTACAATCGAACCGGATTTGCCCCCGCCACGGATTGGAGATCCGCTTGGACGCAGCTCACCAAAATAGCTACCGACACCACCACCATTCTTACTAAGGGCGGCTACTTCTTTCAGGTGGCTGAAGATACTGTTGGTGTCATCGGAGATTGAGTGGCTGTAGCAATTGTGTACAACAACTCCTTGGGCCACAAAGCTGTGGTCATCAGCTACTTCAATGTCCCACACAGTGGTTTCACGATCTTGCTTTTCAAGTTTAAATGACCGAGATAGTCCATATCCGGCAGGGCTACTTTTGGGCAAAATTACCCAGAAACAACCGTGATCTTCGTAGTTTAAGTCTTTCTCTTCGTTCCTATTCTTATGGTATGTGGCAATATTACGAGCTAGAGAGGGAAACCTGCCAAGCAGGTGAGCCATATACCAAAGTTGATAGGCGAGCTTTTCGTTAGCTATACCTATAGTGACAATCTCCCCGTTGTATTTTAGGGAGCCATCTCCAATAATGAAGCCGTCCAGAAATGCTTTCAAGGTTTCATCAGGTTGCTCAAAAAACCAGCCCGGGATAGTCTTTACTTTACAACCCTTACCAAACTCTTCATCAAAGAAAGACTGAAGATATTTGTTATGGATTTTTGCATGAGCATGCTCGTGACCCCTATTATTAGAGTAGATATCTTTAGTGCCCTTTAGGCCAAATTTATCTTCAGCTATTTTAAGCCAACGGTCAAGGTGTTCCTCTTCGTCCCAACCCATAGAAATTCCAATGGTGCCCCTGTCTGTAGTATGGCCTTCAGCAAACCATAATCCAAGCCACCAAGCCAGATCAAGATCAAGATAGCAGTTAGGGATTTCTTTTCCCTTAAAGCAGCCAGATCCCTTACAAAGCTGGGATGAACCCTTATTGTATCTTTGACTCCCAATTTTAAATTCAAAAACCTTTCTACGGTCTCTCCTGCGAAATACACTGGTGATAGGTTCAATGACAATTTGATGAGACTTAGGGTTTAAATCCTCGACTTTAACCCAACCTTCACTGGTTAAGATTGGATGGTTTCCGGTTACGTTTAAGTTATAACGTCCACGGTTGCTAACTGACAGTCGATAAAGATCTCCAGTTGTCTGACGAGACCATTTGTTAAGAACGGGCTTCCAATTTCCGAGATGAGTTAACACGAGATCGCCAACTTCCAGATCCTGAATTTCCTTGAAACCATTGGGAGTGTGGATACGGGTACCAGTCTCCAAGCAACTGACAGGAAGTCCTCTGTTCGTGCCGAAGTTACTTAGAACTGGTGTCGCACCACCAAAATATCCACGCCAAAACATCTCCATAATGTCTACTCCAATGCCGGGGAAGTTCAGGTGCTTTTCTGCGGCCATCGCGCATCGCTTCCACATGTCACGCGGAGTCTCACCAGGCATTAGGTACCCTTTGCTCAGTGTCTGCTGCGCCTCTTCATTTAGCCATTCCGGCTTGGTTGGCAGATTGTTGATGTCGAAAATTTCCATGTTAATAGTGTTAGGGCGCAAAATTCCATCCGTCCTTTAGACGGTTTGGTGTGTTAAAGGTATGTAAGTAATTATACCCCTTTATCAGGTCGGATGCGGGCGTATCATCCGTTTTTCTTCCACTCTGCTCCGGAGTCCATCAGGCCGTCGTTCCAGGCGTCTTCGACGTTCCGGCTCCGATCACACCAATACAAGTTGGAAAGCCTGTTGTCCGGCTTGCCGTCGGTCCCTGTCGGTTTTTTGTGACACACAACAATGTGTTCGCCGGATGGTTTTTCAGGGCCGAAGAGCGACATCACAGCCTGATGTAAAAACGGTTCTTCTCGGTATGGAGTTCCGTTACGTTCCCAGGTCAGATTGACTCGGAATTTGCCACGGTCATCTGATCGTGGTTTACGATATTTAACTGTACCATTATCGTAGATTCGTCTTACCCTACCCATATCACTCACCTGATAAGGAGAATCCTTCCACGCTTTCCACTGCTCGCGCTTCTCGTCGTTTTGGTCAAGTTGAGGGATTTCCTCAAACGACTCGGCGTCATCGACCTCGTTACCCTTGTTAACGCTCCACCCGTCCGGTACGTTGATATTGATGTCCATAACGTCTAAATGTCCCACGCATCGATGGGGGCGCGAGCGTAACGTTCTTGGTTTACACGCCGTTTATGAGCTAACTCCAGTAATCGATCGGCTTTACCGGCTTCAGTAATCAAACACACTGTACCGTATTCACGCTTCATGTAGTCTGAGTCTTTGTCAACTTTTTTCGTCATGGTCTTTTTCGTATTGAAGTTGAGAAAAGTGATAAGTCGACCAGGCTAGTTCCGGGTCGTTAAAGGTTCGAATCCCGCGTTCCGTTTGAACAATCCAGGGGCCATTCGGCTCTTGACGGTATGGCTTAGGATAAGGATACGCGGGAGACATGGTATCTATACTAGTGTAAGATCGAGGGCGGAGAGGTCGACTGACATCCAATCTTGGCTTGGTTTTGAAATATATGCCGAACCATCCTTCGCTTGCGAGAAAAAGTCGGAATTAGTCTGACCCCGTACCATTGGGTCGAACCAGGAGGAAATGTTGGCAGCGAGTAAGCACTCGTTGTCAGTCATAGGCACGGTTAGATCGAGTCCTAAGGCGGCTAGACGGTTATTTGCTCGGAGCTTGATGTAAGCTTTGAGGTCATCGAGAGCGATGGGAATAGCCGAATTGTCAATCTTGCTGAAGATATTCTCTAGAAAGCTGTATTCGTTTTCGATAACAGTATAGAATCCGGCGAGAATCTCTTCGATTTCGTCGTTGGTGATACCGGTTTCTTTAACAAGTTCTTTAAAAAGTTCGCAACCGCCATTGCTATGTTGTCCTTCGTCGTTTTGGCTCCACGAGATAATTTGTGCCAAGCCTTTCATACGACCGGTTTTATTAAACGCAAGCAGCAGAGCGAATGATGCGAACAAACTCACACCCTCACCCGCCCCACTAAATACAGCTAACGAGACTTTTTCCGAACTACACTCTGTAAAGAAACGTTCGACTTTTTGCTGTGCGGCTGGGTCGGACAGAAACGCTTCGAATTCGTTAATGCCCAGAGTATCGGATAAGTGATTGTACGCCTGAGCATGAATCTGCTCGAAGAAGCTGAAGGCGCGAGCCATAGCCAGGACTTCTGGCTTTGGAAACTTCCGGCATACCACATCGCCCCAATACTCAGAGATGCCCATCTCCATGACCGTGAACCCCCTAAGCACCCCCGCAATGAGGTCACGCTCACTCCGGGTAAGGTTTTGTTGCCAGTCAACGACATCAGATCCCATGGCAACTTCTTCCGGGCGCCAGACTGACGCCACAGCCTTCTTGTAGTATTCGAAGAATTCCGGGTAATCAAATCCACTGGCCTTTTTGTAGACCATTGGGGTATGGGACAGAATCGACATGATGACAGGGGGTCGTTAGTGTATACTAGCAGATTTTCTGACCAATAGCACACTGGTCGTAAGCCCGGTACGCGTGCCCCCGATAGGACATCCAGCGGGTCGCATCGCAATGGATCCAGTTCCACCACCGGAGGTGGTCCGCCTTGTGCTGGTCGGTGTCGTACCTGACGCCACGGTACGTGGCGATGTGTTCATGCTCAGTCGTAGACATTGGAAAGTGCTGGGGTTTCGGGGTAGCGTTCACGCAGTTGAGCGAGGGCGGAATCGGGCAAGGAGGCGGACAGGGCTCGGAAAATATCTCCAACCGCGCTGGTACGGTCCGGCTTCATCCCTGATTTGTACTGCTTGCCTTCTTTGAAATTAGGTACAACTCCGTAGTACTTTTCAGATTTGATGTCCTGTACTACGTAGTATTTACGCCCTTGTGCCATGCCATCTTCGGTGACGACGTGACCGACGGGAAGATCGATGGTACCGGTATCGCCCGGATCCTTGTCACCGGCCTCTGGCCGGTAATCGTCCGTGCCACCGTACGAACCTTGGCCACCGTTCACTTTCGCCGGTCCGCGACTACTATCTGCCGCTACAGATTCGGAGTGATATTCATCTTCTCCACCGGCCGAACCCGTAGGGTTCGGGGGAATATCATTTGGACCCGTGCCAAATTTCGCCTCGCCGAAGGAATAGGTGACCTCGTCAGGGCTAGGGGCCGTCCACCCATATGGGGGTTGGAAGTTGTTATCGGTCATGAACTCTTATCTTCTGTATAGCTTTCAACGTGAAAAAGGCGGAGAGATCCGCATCCCTCCGCCCGTCAGTTTATTAACTGATCGAAGAAGCCGATCAGAAGTTCAGATCCAGAGCATCATCGCTGATTTCTTCCTGTGCGGAAAGGATCATTGAGCAGCGGATGCGAACTTTACCATCCTGCATCACCGTCTTATCCTTGATGTGGATAGTCGCGGGTTTCTCGGCCGAAACCTCGGGCTGGGTAGCCAGAAGCGGACGGAGAGACGCATGAGCCCAGCACTCGGCGGTTTCACCGGGAACGGGATAGTCAGCCAAAATGATACGGTACGACGCACCGTATTGGGTGTTAACTCCGCGGTAGCTTACCACCGTGTAGCTCTCACCCTCTTCCAGATCACGAAAATCGATATCGTGGTCGGCGTTTTGGCGGCTACCAGTTCCTTTGGGGGTTGCTTCTTGAACTTGGGAGAGGATATCCTCTTCCTTGTTCTTTTTCATCAATGCGTTGAGAGCCTTGATTTCGGGGGGATTTTGCCAATCGACAAAACGTACGGCGATGGGGAGAACGACCTGCCCAGATCCGTCTTCTTCATCTACCGATACCATCAGCGCTGCGTCGTTGCCACGACCACTGAAATTGAATTCGGCAAACTCAGACTCGAGAGACACGGGTTGACCGTTGATATCAACAGTTACACCCTCTTTCCCGAGAGAAACCGGGATGTAACGGTTACCCCACTGGATGTAGGCGCGACCGGATTCGGTACCCTCCACATTGTCCGCACCGACCTTCAGGATCGGACCGAAGAGACGATTGTAAACGCCGTCTTCCGCCTTGATAAGGAAAGTGTTTTCTTCGAGCGGCAGCTCTTCGCCAGTCAGGGCGAGAAACACTTTATCAAGATCGCGCCGCATTGCTTTTGGCAGGTTGGCGTTAGGAAGAGAGGTATATGCTCCCGTATACTCACGACCTGCCAGAGGTGCGAGATCTGGAGATCCGGTTCCTACTTGGATTGTCTTGACTGTAAACGCTGTAGTTGTTGCCATTGGGTTAGTTCTCACTAGATATGGTCGGCTCAGGAGTGGCCGACAAGAGAACTATAGCATGGGATGGAGGGGAGTGCGTGGTTTTACTTTTTCTTAAGACTTACCAGGTATGCTTGCGCCTCAATCCTAATTCTGTACAGTTGGGTCGAGAACGGGTTGAGGGGGCAGAGAGGAGGGATATACAGCACCAGCACACCCCAAACCCTGTACTCCCTCTCAAACGGGCACTTGGCCGGGATAGCCCGGACCCAACGTTCCGCGAGTTCAGGGGTCCATTTGCGAGGTTCGAGCCACGGCAAATTCCATTTCGGTAGCGATGCGGTGAAAATTCCCCACCACCGAGGCGGTCGTGTCCGTGTCATGCTAAAACCTCCTTACTTTTTCATGACCAACCCGTATAGACGGATTGACCCACATGTCTATTTTCGCGTCGCGTAAATTAAACGCGAAAGAAAGATCTTCTGATAGTACCTCGTAATCCTCGGAACGGTTGTAACGAATAATTTTTGGTGCAAACCACGGGAATTTGAGTTTTTCCATGACTCCCTTCCGTATCAGCATCCAACCCATACCGCACCAATCAATACGATACGGTTCTTTTCTGTTTACAATGTCTGTGTCGTTTCGAAACGAATAAATATAGTCGATATCATAGATGGGTAACGGTGGATCATTAGGTTCAGGATAGGGGAACTCAGTTTTATTAAAATAACCGGTAACAGGTAAACCATTGGATTGATAGTACCAGCCAGTAGCTACTTCAACATTCATAGTAATCAAAGCATCGAAGTCGGAAGGCTTGAAATCGATGTCAGAGTCTATCCAAAGTAGGTAGTCATACACTAATTGATTAGTGAACGGTCTTTGATAAAGACCGTTGCTGTGGTGACCTCCAGCGACTTGTGCTCGTATTTGGTGGATTTCAGGCGAGTACCCTTGAGATAAAGTGGCGATTAGTCCGTATTTTCGCAAGTGATTCTCAAGTAGCACAAGATTTTCTACGAACCGGTAGGAATACGTATAACCCGGAAGACAGATAACAACTCGAGAACCTGAATACGACGTAATATCGTGCATGGCATTAGATAACCCGAATCTTCTCATGGCCAACCCGAACTTCAGGATTCATGACAATCTCAAAACCTGCATCGCGCAGACTGAGTTGGAACGACAAATCTTCTGACAACGTGTCAATGATCGTTTCAGTTGCTCGGACGTTTTTTGGGGCAAACCATGGGTACGGAATTTTTTCCATTACTCCTTTTTTAATAAGCATCCAACCCATTCCAACCCAGTCAACCACATAAGAGTCGGTTTTATCGGAAATATCTTTATCTGGGCGAAACAAATAGGTGTGACCAGGGTCGTATAGAGGTAGTGACGGATGTGATTTTACCTTTTTACACGCAGACTTGTCAATGAATCCACAGGCCGGATTTCCATCTGGTTGGTAGTACCAACCTGTCGCGACATTGACACCCATTTCCAAAAGATCTGTGAAATTTTTTCGGTTGAACACAATGTCCGAATCGATCCATAGCAGGTAATCGTAGTCGACTTCGGCTTCATCAAACGGTGTTTGAAACGTCCCTCTAGTGACATCTCCACCACCACAAATATTCCGTAGCCTGTGGATACAGGAAGAGTGAGTCTGGGCTAGGGTTACCTTTATGCCGTGAACAGCCAGCAGACTGTTAAGACCTACGATGTTTGTAAGAAAAGTCCCGGAGTAGTAGTCTCCAGGAAGGCAAAAAACAAATTTCTTGCCTTCGTATTTTTCGAGTAATGGGTCGGACACAGGGGGAAAGAGGTACTATCTCACCCTCATTATAACATAAACCTACTGTACGCGCATGATATATGCGAGTGAGTACCAAAGCGGTTCGACAGCGCTGACACCTGATAAAGAGTGAGAGTGGCCGACGGAGGGATCAGATCCACCTGCCAAACTATTTTGATTACCGGGTGCACAAAGTCCATCCGTTATACATCCACCACCTCCGCCAGTCCAAGAGTTACCCGTATTGATTACCACGTTGGAGTAGTTTGCTCCATCCGTACCGCCAAGAATATTAATTACGCTGTTGCCATATACTCCATGGACGTGACGAGGGATATTTTGCTGCTGAAGAGCAGTTGCCCCAGTTGCTCCAGTAAGGGTAGGTCCACCAGATTGATTATTGTTAGCGGTTGTAGTTGCACCCTTAATGAAACGGTTTAGCAGGTTGGGTGTCGTGCGACCGTTTTTTGTTTGACCGTCACATATAGCCCAACGGGGATTTGTTGCGATATCTTCTACCGTACCAGACCACATAATAATGCCACCGACTGGTACAAAACCTCCATAGCTCGGGTCGACGTTTACGGTATACTGTAAAATGTTGTCGGTTGGGTCGGCAGGGTCACCACCGGGAACTTCAACAGACTGGCTAGTAACCAGAATGCCCGTACCCTGCACGAATGCGCTTTCAAACCGGAGATTAAGCTCTTGGGCTAGGTTGAACGCGCTGACCGCTACTTTGTCACTAATGCCTGTCGACTGACTACCCAGAGCGCCACGGATCATGGATTGATCAGCGAGTTGAATGATGCCGGCTTTAGACGTGCTGGCATACACCTGGGGTGGATTTCTACTGGCGACAATGTCGCCAGTGGTAAGCGACTTAAATATTGTATCGTTGCTGAAGAATACGGTGGTGTTACGACCTAGCACCAGACTTGAGTCGTCCTGCATTAAAAGGGTGTTGCGGACGATGACATTGTTCAGGATCTGGTTGGTCACGTTGCCCGGTTCGCCTTCGGCTGCCAGCGGAATCGCGAATTGCTCGCCGGACCTAAGGTCAAAGACCGTCGTACCAATGTAATAACTGCCTTCCTCGTTCATGCCGGTGGCGTATACTCGGCCGCCGTTTTCCTCAACGATAATTTTTCCTAGCGCAAAATCCTGCTCTAGCGGATCGCCTTGGAAAGTGGGGAACGCAGTGTCATAGTTCAGGTATCCTGTCCATTCCCAGGTGTGACCTGAAGCACGGATTACAGATGGACGGCGTAGGCCGATTCGGAAACCGGTGGCTGTTACACTAGCCGACGTCTTAATGGTTATCGGAGTTACCGACGGACCCAACGCAGCACTGTAGTGGACACCTGACCGGGCTTGCATTGCCTGCAGGGCGATCTTTGTGATGCTCTCAGCCGGGTCTTCCGTTAGTTCCGGGTAGTCGTTATCAACTCTAGGATAGTGATCACCTGTAAATACGTTTCGGGCTTGAGAACCCTGAGTAAGGTAAGTTACGTACTGACCAGGGAATCGGATGTCTTGTTTACCAGGTCTAAAAACCTCATCGTAAGTTCGAACCTGTGTAATAGTTAACGGATCAAGACGCAATTCATTGGAGTCGTTAAGAGGATAACCTGATACCCCCTCTTGTTTCTCCATGATATAGTACGGTTGTGGTCTCCTGATACCACGTTCTTTTAGGTAGCCGTCTAAAACAACACGATACACCCTTTCATCCGCCTTACGTTTATCCGTCGCACGAATAATTTTAACTGCTGAGCGGTCGAAAATAAAATCTAAAGTGGCGAATATAGCATTGGTACCGGTCGGGTTACTAGTCAGTTTGTATCTGAAAGCGTAGTCGAATCGCTTTAACAGATAACCATCATCATCCAAGTCGGTATCTTCTTCAGCAATAGTTGAGGTCGTAATAGGAACATACCAGCTAGCACTACCGGTTACAGGGTCGCCATTAGAGTCGAGATCTGCTGGACTTTCGTCCCAGACAAAAATCTTAGATCGATCGTCTAAGGCTGTAAACCCGCTAGTGTTAGGGTCTGGGTCTTTAAGATTGCCAGCGAATAAAATCGAATTACCATTTTCATCAAATCCATTAACATAAATTCGTCGACGGTTCGCTCTTTCCGGACCACCAGAGAGTTCCCATGCCGTCTCACTAACCTTTTTAGTGTAAGAAAACTGTCCAAACGCAATATTAGATGCGGATGGAGGATTTACAATAGAGAACGGGGACGCGGTGTTGGAGTTTTGAATGTAAATTCGGATTGTTGCTGGAGGCTTTCCGTCGACTGTCGGGTTATTTTTTACATACGCTAGGGTTTTGTTGTAATCAATGGTAATACCAGTATTTATTTCGGTATCTTCAAGAGTAGGAGGACGTCCATCAGGCAATGCACTGTATGAAAGAGGCAGAGGAGGAATTATTTGGGTAATACGAGTGCCACTATATCCCGATGCTGTGGTTGCTTCGTCTTGACTAAACGACTTTGCTTTGTAGCCAATACCTCGAAGTGAAATATCACCAAAATCAGAGCAGGAATTAGTAATTGATAAGTCGGCTCCAGATTCAGATACGAAGTGGTCGCTATTACCAATAACGAATACTGAGACGATCTGAATCGTCGCATCGTTACTACCCCGCATACCAAAACTTCGGTACTTGAATTCGTCAGTCGTACAAATTTTATATTGTTTGCCTTCCCCTGATTGTTTGTTGGTTGGCGGATCTTGGAAATAAGTAGTAGGTGTGAAACAATTAGGATCGGTTTGTAGGGAGACCTGGGTAAAGTTTGCGGTCACCATTGATTTGAAGCCGGATACTCGGCCTCCATCGGCCCATAGACCGTTTAGTCCAAAAATACTCCGAACGGAACAGTTAAAGACGTAAGGAGATGAGGAGCGGGTAGAGTTGATATCGGGAAGAGGAAGGATACTGCCATCCGTGTCTCGGATTCTTGTTGCACCAGGGTAGGATACAGGAGCACCAGCACGGCTATCACCACCGTCAACCAGCAGGCCAGTTTGGTTTTCTTCAATATCCTGCGACCGATTGGCTTTACTACCTGCAATCGGTGCGACAATGGTGGTTTCGGCTGGAATAGCTTCGAGGCCTTCTGAGCCCCAACCGTCAATATCACGGAAAAGATTATTGAGTCGGCTGTAATATGAAGATTCTGTACCGCTACCGTTGATTTCTGCCTGTGACGCGAACGCGACAGAGGTTACGGTATTATGGCTGCGGGCGTATTGAGGGTTGTCAGTGAAAGTGAGCAAGGAAACATATGTACCACCAGTAACTTTTAGGATCGCGGTGCGCTCAGTTTGAGGATCGTTCTGTACTGGGGTTAACTCCGGTACGTACATCGGTCGAATACGTACTTTTCTCAGGTCGGTGCCGTCGATCGAAATACCTCTTGGAACGATAAGGCCACCGGTTTGTGGGTTAACAGCGGCGAGGTTATCGTAATATAGATCATCGTTAATACTGAACGCACCGTTTACATATTCAAGGGTTACAATCCAGTTAGAGTTAGACGGTGAAATTTTTTCTACCCGGACAACATTGCCAACACCACCCGATTCAGAGTACAAAACACGACCGAGGTTTAAGGAGCGGGGAGGTTGGTTAGAGACAGGATCGCTTACATCGATAGTAAGATGGACAACTCGATCGCCTTGAGCTACGCTGCCAATGCTATAACCAGTCTGGGTTCTTTGTACAAGGCCGGTATCGTCGGTAATAGTAAGCGTGGCCAGTGAACCGGGAGCATTATCGACATAGTAGTCGCCTGGAGCAAGCTCGATCATCACTCGGTCGTAACGGTCATTTGCTTGACCAGATCTGCGTGACTCTCGCACCGCCTCGATCAACGCACGCTCAAGTGTACGGAAGGGGCGGTTAGGCTCAAAACCACCATTACGGATCGAATCGTCACCGATACTCGGATCGACGAAGATTGTATTACGGGTAGTTGATAATGCAGATGCTTGGCCGGTACGGTCGCAACGCGGTGCAGCGGCGACACTGATTAAACCGCCAGTCCCATTAGCGTACAGAGCAACGGAGTTATCATAAACACGGTAACACTTGCCCAGAGTCGGATTAGATTGAGATGGTTCGAAACTATAAATGCCCGCACTAGGTTCTGGATATTGGGTGGGAAGCTTACCTCCATCCGGACACTCAACAGCAGTCCGATCACCGATAAATTCACGACCGCCACAAGATAGAAACGCACCGAGGACAGGATTGCACTCAGATCCTGGTGCTTCTTCAAATTTCCACTGGCCGGTACCGGAGTGGTAAAACAACTCCAGGTGCGCGTCTCGAATGTTAACAATCCAGTCGTCGCTGGAGTTATTGAGCAGTTCGGCAGATACGGAATTCTGGCGAATGATTAGCGGAAACCGGTCAAACGTGCCACTGATGTCCACCACAGCGATGCGGTCGGAGTCGTTGGGGGATTCTGGCAGAGTGAGGATGATACTGCCATTGCTAGTGTCGGCAATAACCCGATCCCATGCCATCGCGGTATAATCCGCTGACTTAATCACCGTATTGGTGAGGTTCTGCGGGTAGGTATTGAGGTTGCCGACAAACGTATTGGGCCTGAGATCTACATAGCCGGTGCCTACAACTTCGCCCGTTGTTGGGTTAGTAGCTAAACCATTTCCGGTGGAGTTTAGCGTAATTTTCGCTAGTGGTACATGTGCCTCGGTTACACTGGGTAACGAGTTACCGATTGATACGGTAACGGGAGCGGTGGCGTTTTCAAGAACATAGAGGTAAGATACGCTATTCGCACCGCCAAGGATTTGAACGGTCTGTCTTGCCCAAGAAATCGGATTGCCATTACGCTTAACAATGCTACCCGCTTCTACTGTTACACCGATACCACCTGAACCGACAGGGCGGGTACTAGGTACACCAGGAACGACTACGGCCGATGTTGTTAGATTCCAACCTAGTACGATGCCATCGTGAGCCGTACGACCTAACGCGGATTCTTGATCGACCCGGGGATCGGCAATTTCCCAATCTTTGATTCGGTCACGTTGACCAATTTGCCAACCCGCCTCATCGCCAGTTGTCGGGTCGGCGTAGTAGTCGGTTCGAGTATCGCCGGTAAACTTTTCTCCTTTCTGTACCTCATTCAGGTACGCGCTAGATACGGCTCTGCCGTTTTGAAATACGATACGATCCACAGCGATGAGTTAAATCCTTCTATTACGCTTTCAACGCAATTTAAGGTACGCGGTGCCAAATAACTCTACCCAACCACTTCGGACTCGGACCGAATGCGCACAGTTCAACAAGGACTAACGCTCCAGTTTCCGCGTAGGTGCTGGGGTCAATGCCCGCTCCCCAATCGACTTCGTAATCGAAATAAGTTGTAAACGACGTCCCTGGTGTCCCTACAAATCGCATCAGAATTCTGAGTTCGCGGTAAAAACTTGCCGGTACATCGCTCGGATTAGGGACAGGTACCGGTAAGTTGTCCGGGTTAGTAACATCAAGGTCGAGGTAGTTGCCTGAGAACAGGTTGGTGTTGATGGGTCGGTTGACACATGATCCCCCGAGTTCGATCGGATTACCTGAGATATCGGCTACCCACAGTCGGCCGTCTGCCGTGTTTGTAATAACCTCACCTTCCGTGCCATCGCCAATAAACGGTTCTTCACCCGGCAGCGAAGTCGTCAGTGTCTGTAAAGTTGCTTCCACGGTAATTTCTCTACCTTCTACTACGCTTTCAACCGTTGAAAGCGCTTTAGAGGGTAATAACATTCCGCGTGTCAACGTTTCTCACTGATTCTTGGTCGACAATTTCCGGACTTGCCGCAGTTGCGTATGGGTCTCCGGGTCGGTACCAGGACGTGGCTAACCAGGTGCGGAGTAAATCAGTACTAGCATTTTTAGGAACGACTCAGCCGAGCGATATTGTTGAGAATGTTTTAAACCCAGAGCATGTCCTAGTGGCGTTACAAAGTGAATATGAAGCTGGTGAAGGATTTACGAGGTATGTAGACTCAGGATCTAAGACAATACAAGCGATAGCCAGTGACTTGTATAGCAAAATTCTCCAGGCTTATAATGAATTCGGGACGTACGAATCCTCGCTAACTGACTCACTGGAATATGTTTCAAACGGATTAGGGATTAATAATCAAAGGGTAAAAGATAAACTACTGGCCACAGTTTCCGATCTCGAGCTTTTTAGTCGAATGGCGGCTAATATGCCAATCAATAAGCTTGATAAACTTCCTTCCGGAGCAAAGATTAATTTAAACGATAGCGTTAATCTAGATACTGATTCCAACGGTGTTGCGTTGACTACCGGGTACTTAACTCCCTCTCAATACTGGAACGGTACTGCGTACCCTGGTGCAGGAAGTACGGCGGATAATTTACCGAACACGTTTATAACCTCGTTGACCGAAGGCTACAAGGGTTACGCGACCCTTCAACCCCTCGACGACCTGCTCCGCCCCGGTCTTGCCTCACTCGTATCTCTTGCCGACATTAACGACCTTCGAAACGTCTCTCGCTCTGTTTCCGGTCTTGGAACCATCAGTACGGCCAAGGATCTTACTGGCCTTGGTCGATTCAGTATAGCGGATGAGGCAATGTACAACCTTGACCTGGCGGAGATTATTGTCGAACGAAACGGTTACACGGTTTACGACCCGCTGACTGATTCGAATGGTGATTTTATTGATCCGGCGAACGTACCAGATTACGATGGTGTTAATGCCGACTCTGGATTACCTTATTCTTCCCGCATCCGCTCAAGCACATTTTAATCATGGCTACAGAAATTTTTGGTCCGTTATTACCGTTACAGCTTGATAGTCGGAATGTAAACGACCTTGTCCGAGCGATACAGTCACGGATTCATATTGAATCGGGTGGACAGTTAACTGATTTTACGCCCGCCTCTCCTCTAGCCGCTATCAGTGAAGGTCAAGGATTCGCACAAGCGGAATTACTTTATTACCTTAACGCGTTGCCGGAAGCAGTGACGATTCAATGGCTGAGGAGTCTAGGTATCCAGAGACGTATTGGGTCCAGAGCGACAGTTAATATAACCTTTAACCGTGTACCTGGGTACAGTCGACCAGTAACAATCCCATCAGGGACTAAGGTGTACGCGAATGGCGGTCAAGTCTACACCCTACTCGACCAAGTTCGGATGACTGGGTCAAGCGCAACTGTCGCCGCGCAGTCGGAGAGATGGGGAAGCGTCTATAATGTGCCTTCCGGTTCAATCGGTCGCATCGAGCGTAACTTTATGGGTTTGGATACCCTTACGAATAACGAGCCGGCGGCCGGCGGTACAGACCTTGAAACCGTGGACGAAATGAAGTTCCGCGCGTTTGAACTATTCGGTCGGAGAAACCTGACCTCACGTTCCGATTTTGAAGGCGAAGTTGCTTCTATCGCTCCCGAAGCAACCCTGGTCAAGGTGATGAACTACGAGGAGAGATTTGGTACCGACTCACGTGGTGTATTTGTTATTGCCGGTAGAGATGATGGATCGGCTCTGAGCACGACAACACAATCACTATTGCTGACTTCGTTGCGTGATAGAGTACCTTTGGATGTTAAGATCTACCTCGCTCCGCCGACTGTCATTCCGGTCGAAGCGGTAGTCAGTGTGCTTTGGGATCCCAGAGCTACAACTACATTCACTGATACGCTTGCCGAACAGATCCGCACTTTACTTAACGACCTCATATATCCATCCACCATCGGATTAGGCAACGATCTCTCCGTATCTACGGTTTTACGTGAAACCCTTGCGCTCGACTTTGTAAACGACGTCTCTATTCTAGACCTCAAGCAAATGGCTCTCGATCCAACTGTTACCGGTGCGACAGACGGGTTGTGTGGCAGATTTTTGGGAACAGAAGACGAAACCGCGGGAACATGTACGTACGAGTATTCTCAGGTTGTTGCAAAGACGTCAACCGAACCCTTAAAAATCCCCGATTCGACATCGGGCTTTAGACTTTACCGTGCAGTCGTATCGCTGACGTCGGTTGTAGATTTTAGCACACTAACGTACACTTACGGGGCTGAATATGATATCGTCTAATAGCACTTGGGACAGAGAAAATAGCAAGAAGTCCGTATCGCCAGCATTCATATACGGACGCAGCAAGGTTACCTACGAGTTCCCGAACCGACGTTCGACTAAAATTTTTAGCCATAAGCTAGGAAACATAACATTCCGAGACGGATTAGCCAACGACTTGGAAACAAGCCGTAACGACCTTATCACGAATCTCTACGGGACTAGAGATGTTGGCGGATATGTATACAAGTCAGTGTCTCATGTCCATATCGTTTCAACACTCATCGGTAGCGATCTCACCGTTCTCGGCCATGGCGTACCGGTCAAAAGTGGCTGGGAAAACTGTGCAATGGTAGGGACAGATTGTGAGGAGGGCGAAAGCGATACTAAATGTGAGGTTGGAAAATGTCGGATAGGGACATTGACAAGGATGTCTGGAGACAAGTGGCGTTACGACTCACTTACTGTACCAGGACTGTATTACTTTGTGTTTGGAAAAGAATCAATCACTCTACGCAGCGTAACAAAGGGCAAATTTACACTTCCGGCAGGCATAGGAACAGTTAACGTGCCGCGTATTGCAAGCATTCCGGCAACAGTATACTTACCCCCCGCTACCTACTCCACCGAAACATTCACAAGACGAGTAATAACAAAGTTGAATAGTGACGGTTCGGTGAGGTCGCTTACAGATTCGGTCGATAACTTTCTCAGGGTGTTATTAGACGGGTATTACGCAGAAGTCCGGGTAGAGGTAAAAGTTAAAAACAATTTGCTCGAGACTTTAAAATCTCAATTGTCCACTATCTGGCACGAAGCTGCATCTGGTGCTATCGAATCCGTTTGGTCGCAACGATATGCTGGTACTGATATGACAAATAGGGAGTTTGGTATTCAGGCGTATTCAGCGTTAACGAGCTTGTACGGCCAGGGACTTCAAGTGATGTTAAGTGGAATTCGAGGTTCAAAGGTGAGTGTCGACGGATCGATCGGGCGTCCGGTATATGGTCGTTTGCCCGGTGTATCAGGGTCGTACAACGACGAGTCAAAGGATACAGTTGCAAAGTGGTTAACGGCCGGATCAGACGATTTGTTGTCAGGAACCAAAACGGTACTTGATAATTTTTATCGTACTTATCTTGATTCCGAAACATGCTATCCGCTCAATCTTGATTGGCTGGCTCAGCACTTAGGGTTTGTCGGAGGATTATGGAACCTTGAGTGGCCGACGGAAGTAAAGCGTATTTTGCTTGCTAACGCACACGTAAATAGAGTTACCGGATCAATGTGGACACAAAATCCTGAACTGGATACACTACGTAAAACTGATTTTTCTAAAATTGAGAGAGTATCAGTGAATACAGGGACTGGCGTGGTATCCACTGCCTACCGGTATGCGTCTAAATCTTTTAACAGTAATACCGATCTCACTTCGTTAACTACGTATAGCAATCTTATCATCGATGTAAGTAGATGGCAAGGAATATTTCCTTCCAGGGGAAATTTAACAACACTGCTATTTATGTTCTGGACGTTAGGAATCAAAGCCCATAGTCCGGAAGAGCTAAAATACTCTGATAATTCATATTTCGTCCGTAGCGGTCTCAGGGACCGAGAAATTACCGCACCAGTTAATACTCCATACATGGTAGATGTTTTACGAGTAGGTGATGACGTCGACGCGGAGACTGGTAATTACCCGAATCAATTGATCGCGGATATTGGAACGTGTCAAGACGAGCTGTCAGCGAATACTGTTATCGTCCGTATGCCGTTTTACTACAATCGAAATGGGAGAAGCTGGGACGCAGCGAGACAAATCCTGGACAATTATATGCCCAATACGGCGATAAATAGGATACAATATGCGTATGCGGTAGCTGATCTACTAGTTGCCGATGATGTGTTTTTTGAACCGGTCAATGCATGAAAAAAGATAATCCGTTTATTCCTATGGCCATATTGGCCGAAGCGCAGAGACGCACGGTCGAAGTTCTAGGAGTACCCTACGCTGACCCGTTTAACGAGGAAGGAGTTATTGTTGACGTAAACGATCCGAAGAAACTCGGACGTGTCAAAGTAACAACCAACGACGACATCACTTCGGACTGGATACCAGTAAACGGATCGAACAGTGGTGTGCTAAGTGCGAGATATTTGGGCGCTAAAGTGTTGGTTGGAAAGACTAATGGACGATCAGAAAATATGTATGTTATTGGAGTGTCTCGCACCGACCCGGAGATTGGTATTACAGGCAATCCAGTACAGTTACCAATTCTCGACGAGAGTGTTGGCGGAAAGTCGGATGACATCGGCATGAAATGCAATGCTGGAAACAGTGGCCGGATGTATATCCTGAGCAACGAGATGAATCAAGATGTCGTGGTGTGCTTACGTCGAACCAGTAAGCAGGTGGGAAGTAGTAGCGCCTGGTCATGGAAGTCGGTGACCAGTGGATTGTGGGTCGAAAAGGGTATAAACCCTGGCAACAGTAGCACTCCGGCGATTAACCAGGCGCAAGTGCGAAACCCTGGTATCCCGGAGTGTACAGAGGCATCTCTAGGAGAAGTACATGAGTTTACTGAAGATCGGGGATTCCGTACAACTACCATTGTGTGTAGACGAGATGAAAATAAAAATTTTTCCTGGATGCCATTAAGTGCACCGCCGGTATTCTTTCGTTCAGCGTTGCCAAAGTGTACAGAAACGGTTCATGGCATGGAGGCCGTAATAGATGATGGAAATAATTCGGAATTTTTGGTATGTCAGAGGTATCAAGGATTATTGCGGTGGGTGCGTCAGGGCAGTCGCATTCCGCATAAATTTTACAGCAAAGAGAAGCCGCTAAGCCGGATTCAGTTCACTAGCACGTTTAATGACATCAAGGCGTTAGAAGAAAATCAGCAACTTAGTGAGAACGACAAATGGCAACAAGCAGCGGACATTATCGACGCTGCTTTGGACGAGACTGTAAAATCTATACCTTTGACTGGCACCGATCCGAAACTCAAAGAGTTGTTGAAGCTTGCCAACCTCGTACCTGATACGGCATTTGACGGTGCACAGGTCTTAAAACGAGTGGCGAGTGAGAGTCTACGTAAACGGACCGGACTCCCAATCGAATCTATTACAAGGATCATTGCGGATGACCTGAATAGAGATGGTGAGCTATCGCTTGATAGCCGGCAAGCGTTAACAGCCATAGGGAAAACAGTCGATATTTTGGTAAACGGTACGGCGGATGGGAATATCGACGCCGCGTTACTACAAATCGGACGGACTGGTCTCCAAAGTGCGTTGTTGTCGCTTGAGCCCAGAGCCGCCTCTGTTATGACAGCGTTGATGGGTAGCGGTATTGGCGGTGCGGTAGATGCGGCGGTGGCGATAGGCCTGGACCAACTACCACCGGAGGTTAATAAGTATGCCGGTCCGGTAATCAATATTGCCAAAGACCTGCTAACATCGAAATATCCAGCTAGCTTGGGAAACATCCTTAACTCCGCCGCAGGTGGCGGTCTTCTCAGCGCGGTGAGTGGGACGATTAACAATGCAGTGGGAAGTGGAATTGTTTCACCGCAACTGCTTGGGACGTTAGCGACCGGATTAACGGATGGGAGTTTGGGCGATATTCCGAGGCTATTCGGCTCTCTCAGCAATCTAGACTCGATTGTAAAAACGCCAGCGAGTTTAGGGTCTTTGCCCGTGCTAGCTACTACCGCTCTTGGGTTAGTCGGACAAGCCGGAGCGATGAAAGACCTGTTAGGTAGTGGAGGTATCGGCCTCGATAATCTTAATGATCTGATCGGGAACGGATTTAATGCCGCGTCGACGATTGTTAGCGGGGTAAAGGGGTTGGCTTCTGTTTTAGGTGGAGGGGCAAGCGGTCTTGGTTGCCCGTGCGATCCAAAATGCCGTAAAATTGCACATGGGGAGGATAGCGATGGGAATAACCTCGTCGAAAAGTGCGGTGCAATGACAGCGAATAATGCGAATTCCTACTCTCCTACCGGTAATCCTCTACAGAATAATTTCGGACCGATTGCGTTGGATCTTGGCCTAAAGGCGACAGAGGTTGGTGCGGAGTTAATTCCGAAAAACATTCGAGATCTTACCGGTTACATAAAAACCGTAGCGCGGGCTAAAGATATGGCAGAGAAGTTCTTTAGTTCCCGTAACGCGGACGAAGTTGAGAAAATTTCCGAGCTTGCATATACGCTTGAGGCGGTAGAAAAAGGTCTAAAAACTGCCGACAACAACATTACTCGTGTTGAATCAGTTGAAAAGAAACTTATCGACTCGATGTATGATATGCTAGAAGCGATTGTATACAATCGAAAAGGGACTGGTCGTGGGACGGCGATTATTCCGAACTTGATACGAGATGTAAGGGAAAATTCTCAAGCAGTAAAGGATTTGTACAAGTTTGTTGAAAAGCTTGATAGCGTTAAAGACGGAGGTACCGCCGGTGTTACTGTTACCGAGCGTATCGCTCGCGCGTTTCAAAATATTCCAGATCTCCAGGCGCTTAATCGACTAAATCGTCAAGAGGCATTGAGGGTACTGAGAAAAGGGATTACTCCAGCGTACAGAGAATGGAAGACTATGAATCCGTTAGGTGGTGGTGGCTTGGGGAGTTACGGTCCTCCCTTACCGGATCCTTACGATAACGAACGGACATTATTCAATCGTGATCGGATTTTGGCGATTTCGCTAGAGTCTAAATTAGCTGATGACAACGGACCACCAGATGACGAGACATTGCTCGATTCTGTATTGTCACCTGAGCAAACGCAACTCCTTAAATCGATATCGGGCATGGGTGAGGAGGCTACAAAGGTTGGTAGTAACATTCTTAATGGAAACAGTGAACTAGGTAGTATTATCCCAACCGCCGCAAGCGACGGTGAAAGCACGTTATACGATGTGATCGTTGGCAGAGAGGGGCAAACGAATTGTGAATAAAGCGGAGATGGCAAAAGAAAAGGCGTTAGTCTTAAAAATGACGAGCCACATCACCGATCTTAGCCCTGAGGAAAAGAAAGAATTGCTTCGGCTTCGTTGCCGTACCGAGTTCGTTACATTTGCAAAATACATTACTCGCGAAGTATCTAGCAGCGGGACATTCGTACCGTACAAAGTTCACGAGCTTATCTGTCACTACGTGCAGAATATTTGTGATGGCAACGCAGACTACCGAAGAACCGTAATCTCTTTACCTCCAAGAACTGGAAAGTCTATGCTACTCAGTAAATTAATGCCGAGTTGGCAGCTAGGCAGATCGCCCACAGCTCAAATGATCATGGCGTCGTACGCGTTGAAACTGTCCCAGGAGAACTCCCGAGCGATATTAGCATATGCGACTAGTGAAGCGTTTCAATGGATATTTCCGGAGTGCCTTGTATTAGAAAAGAACTCGAATCTAAAGACGATACGGTCAGAGCAGGGTGGTTTAATCATGTCTGCGTCGGCTGGTGGTGGTGTAACCGGATTCGGGTACGGAGTTATCAGTGAGGATGATCTTCCTGGTATCGGGATCCTCGACGACCTTCTAGAAGACGGTAATAGTGCGCAAGTCCTTGAAAGCACTTTTTCCTGGGCCACAACGCAGTTTTTAACTAGAGGTCTCCCCAACAACTGTGTGGCAAGTATTGGCACAAGATTTCACAAAGAAGATGTGTCTGGGAGGTTAATTTCCAGCGACCCTGATGGGTGGAAACAACTTAACGTTCCGGCCTTGTGTGTCGACGAGGAGACCGACCCGTTAAGTCGTAAGCTTGGAGAATCTCATTGGCCAGAATTTTTTCCCATTCACGCTCTCGAATCAATTAAAAAACAAGACGAGAAAACCTTTGAAGTACTGTATCAGGGGAATCCTAAAGGGGAAAGCGGAGCGATTTATAAGGATTTTTGGTTTGAGTATCACGATAAAAATCGGGAGAACTACGAGTATGTATATGCAACTGCGGATACAGCATTGAAAAAGGGTCAGGAGAACGATGCGTCGGTAATCTGTGTGTTTGGGGTAGTCAAGAAAACCCGCAAACTCCACCTCCTCCATGTGTACCAGGAGCGAATGGAGTTTCCCGAACTCCTCAAGGCGTTGCCGCTATGGATGAAGACTTGGAAGGTGAGAGCGTTGTATATCGAGGCGCGGGCGTCAGGGTTGCCACTTATTCAAATGCTTCGTAAGGAGATCCAGATTCCGGTTAAGGAGGTCATCCCGGTCAAGGATAAGGTTCTCCGGGCGAACGAGGTTGCTCCGGTAGCTGAGGATGGTAGGGTCTCAATTTACTCAGGTATCCCGGACCTTGGTAGCCTGATGTCCGAATTGACCGCGTTTCCGTATACCAAACATGACGACTTTGTTGATTCGTTCTGTAGTGGTTTAAAGGTCTATCGCGATGAGATTATGGGGTCGGCTAAGGCTGCACACGGTGGTAGTCGGATCCACTTACCGACTACTAATTATAGTGGCGGACAGCAACGACTTACCAGCCGGCTTGGTCGCGGATCAGTTAATACGTCGTACTTGTGACATTTTTGTGCTATAATACATATGTATTCGTTTTTAACGGAGAAAAATGACATCGGAATTTAAGTACCGGACAGTGTTTTTTACGATGCCTGGCTGTGCGGCATGCGAAGCTATGAAGCCGATTTGGGCTAAAGTGGCTGGTGAAGTAGCCGAAGAGTATCCAGAGCTCCGGGTGGGTTGGGGAGAATACGACGTTCTAGACGATAACTGGGAATTTTTAGAGTCGCTTGTCCCTGGGACATCTGGTCAAGGGACCCCGGAGTTCGCCGTCTTTGACGATGAATGTGAACTCATTGCATTTAACGGTGATGGCATTATGGCCGCTAGCCAACTCAAAGACTTTATTATCTCATCCATCCATGGAGCTTAATTCGAGACGGAGGGGCAAGAGATCGGAGTACGAGGTTACTCGCGATCGGCATATTCGTGAGAATATGTGGAAAGCGGCTCATGCGGCGAGAAAAGTCGCAACGTTTAGTGGTTTACCGTTTGAAGAGTTGAGATCGGTAGCGTTAGAGGCGATGGTGAAACTGTATGACAAATGGGATCCGAGCAAGGCGAATTTTAGTACTTGGCTCAATCGGTCTATGACGTTTCAGATTCTTAATTATCTTCGTGACAGTTCACGAATGATCAAGATGCCGAGATCATATGCTGACGCATATATGAAGATTCGGAAAATCATTGGCGCGAATCCGGAAATCAGCGATGACGACGTTGCCGAACAAACTGGTCTTGATCCGATTCTGATCCGTGAAACCCGTAACGCGTATCAGGTTACGTATCAGGAGGTAAACGAAGACACCGAGATGCCGATTGATGATGATGACCCGGATCCTGATAGTATTAAGAAGATGCTAACGGATTACAGCGGGACGCTAGAACGGTTATCTGATTTACCAGAAAAGGAATACAACTTCCTAGTCGATGTATATATCCATAAACGTGCATTATCGACTATCGCGAAGAAGAATCCGGGAGTTTGTACTCATGAAAAGATTCGAGAACGTACGGATGAAATACTACGTAAGGTTCTGAGCGACGATGAGTACTAGACGTTATGTGACCGTATGCGGTCAAGAGTATAACAAAAAAGGGTTCGCGGCTAAGTGGAGTGCGATGGTGGCTGGCTATGAGGCTGGTGTCACCTTGATCCCTGCCGACACCTCTTTCGTTAACGACATCTTGCTTCGGATTCCTCGCTTCGCTAGGGTGTTGGCCCGAGGACGAGTATCGTACAAGGTTGTCAACCAGACGTTTAACGGGAAACGGGTCAAAGGTATCGTACTTGTGACACCGAATTCTGGCTACGAGGTGTGGGTGGGTAAGCAGGTAGTGGTGAAGGCGATGTTTCCGCCGATTAATGCGCCCGATCCGTCGAAGGAAAATCGCAGGAACGTCTTACGTGCGTTGCGAGGGGTCATTGAACCGCAGATCGCAGAATATCGTAAACGGTTTAAGGGGCAATCGGTTGTCAAATCGTCGTTAACTGGTAAGCCGATATTCGGCGCTTACCATATCGACCATGTATATCCGTTTATTCGTCTGGTTGAGGAGTGGTGCAGGGAGAAGGGAGTGGACCTGGAGACGTTAAAAGTGAAGTGCATAGGCACAATATGCCGACTCGAATCCGTAGACCTCGCCGAATCCTGGTTCGATTACCATGCGTTACACGCGGAGTTTCAAGTCCTCGACGCGGCGGAGAATGTATCAAAGGGAGCCCGATATTTCGGGAGACCGAAAAATTCTATCGAAGATTCGTGACGCTTCGATAGCCAAGATTTCGTTGATTTCGGGGGAGTCGGATTGAGCCCGGTTCAACCATGGGCGGTTGGGGTCGCGAGCCTTAGTGTACCCCGACACTGTCGCATATACCTGCATCGGTTTTCTGCCCACTAACGATTCCGACTGGCCGCCGTAACGAGATTGAAGGTAACGGATAACAGGGGAGTCAGGTCCCTGCCTCTCAAGTTCGACTTCGAGGGATTTTAACGAACTCTGCAGGGAATCGAATAGCTGTTCTCCGTAGTTACCGCTATCTATCTCGACTGTCGCTGCTTCAATCGACTTAACGTACTGGGAGATGTTATGGGTGAGTTCGCGACTATATCCTTCTGCGACAGTGCGTAGAAACTCTGCCCGGACCGATTCGGCGATTTGAGATACCGCTTCGCGTTTAGCGATTTGCTTAGCGGAATCTTCAATTATGTCGCGTATAAACAACCCGAGCAACGACTTAATTATCATTAGTCGTTAATTCGCTGGCATTTAAGCCCCGGGTATATCTTTGCTGCTTGCTGTGAACGTTCAGGGATTGCACCTTTACCTCTTTCATAGTATTCATTCCATAACGATGCAGCTTCCTCCGGAGATTTAGCAGCATTCATTGCTGCAACTATACCAGGCTTTACATCTTTACCCTCTTTAATTTCTTTTACCATAAACTGCATTTCACAATCTAAAGTGCTCTGGCTTCCACAGGCTTTTCTAATTCCGTCTTTACGTGTATAGCACCACTGAGCTATACCATAACCAGGAGTACCATCCTGTGTACAGCCAGCCCCAGGGTTTGGTAGATTATGTCTATTAGCTCGTATTCCAGATTCCTCCTGAAAATTTCCTAGTACACCAGCATAAGCGTAGGGATTTGTAATACCAACCGACCTTAACGCCCCCATTACCTGATTCATGGTCGATGTAGAAGCTTTGAGATAATCCCCTTCGTAATTACATTGTGATGCCGGAAAACTCCCGGTTACACTCGCACCGATTCCTGCCCGGTTGAAATACTCCTGGAACCTTTGTGCTTCAGAACATAGAACTTCACATGACGATTGCGTTTCATTATATTTCCAGCACAAATCTCCCAATGACCGGATATACCCGTAGTAATCGTTTGTTTTTTCAAATTCGCCCGTGAGTTTAAACGACTGCACGTACTCCTCAAACGTCGGAACTTTAATTTGCGAGGTTATATTACCCCAGTCTGATATACCGGTGATTCCGACTCGTAAATCTCCTTGGCTCCAGTTGTATCGTACATTTTTAACAAACCATTTGGAGAACCGGCCAGCTATCCAGATTCCCGGATCGATTTCAGCCGGCCGCCCTTGCTCCACCCACTCATCGTAGCGGGTAATAAGGGATAAGATCGTACGACCAGGGATGATGCGTAATGCTCGTGGGACGCCACGAAACTCTGTAGAAACTTCAGCACCTATTGGTGCCGGTCCACTTTGTACACCACGACCGTAACGGGAACCGTTGCCGACAGTATTGGTCTTTACTTTATTCAAAGCTTCATCTTGGAGGTGAGCCAGAAGAATATATTTACCGTCCGGTCTTTTTACTTCAACTGCATTACCATAACCCTCGTAACCTGAGCTCCCATTTTGTAATACTTTGGTGATTACAGCACCTCCGGTAACTGATACCTCTTGCCCATTAATAGATTCACCCGCCGGACCTGGCCCTGAGAAATCTAACCCAGCATGCAGTTTTCCATTTCTTGGGCCATAGCGCGAGTAAACCCCCCATTTACTGGCAGGAATTCCTCCTATTAAAATATATGGATCGATGTCTGAAATCTCATTCAATGGTTCTCCTTTGGCTAAAGGTGATGAACGTATTTCAGCATGTAGGTGTGGGCCTGTACTGTCACCGGTGTTTCCTACTCTTCCTGCGAATTGATCTCCGGATTGTCCCGGAGAAGTCGGTCCACTAGGACTATTGCTTTCCGTTTTGCTAAGGCCGATGTTCTTGAGCTCCTCATCCGTCAGCGCTTTCGCTGGTACCGCATACGACCAAACAATGGCGGGAGACACAGTGATAACATCGGAGTTATTGGTATTCAAGATATAAAATCGAACAAACTCCGGCTTATCTGCTGTCGCCGTACCGATCTGCTCGTTAATTTTTACCTCCGTCCCAACTACGAGTTTGTCTTCTATTTTTGTTAGATTTTGCGTTTCCTGGTAAATCGCTTTGTTCCGACAGTCCTTTTTATCTTTTTTACAAAAACGAAGAAAATAGTTCGTACCGATAACCACCCTACCACTATCTTTTGATGTTCCTGTCGTTATTCTGCCATCCAGCATCGCAATCGGTTTCTCACCATTCACACCAATACCATACATATTCGTGCTTTGACGACGCTCGGTCGTAACTTCGGGACCGTTTTCTCTCCAGACAAATCCGCTAGAAGATAGACTATCGCTGTAACGCTTGGTTAACTGAGTAAATTGGGGATCAAAATCAGTCAGATTCGTCTTCGCGTTCTTCAGTTTTTCTTTACGAGTATTAGGGTAAATGTTATCAAGAACGTATTTTTCATTTTCTCCCAAGCTCGCCCGATCGTATTCAAATCCAAGACCTAGTTGAGTTTGATATTGGTAGTTTTGATTAAAAACGCTCGGATCTACTTGACCGGTGATACTATAGCCCTCGTACAACCCTTTGCCGAGATAGAATACCGAGCAGCCCTGGTTTAAGTTCGCTCGCGTACATATGGAGATCTTTTTCGCGTATTCCTTTATCGGAAGAGTCAGCATGTTACCGCCAACACTACTGAGATATTTCCGTATTACCTCTTCCGCCGTTACCCCTTTCTCCTTAAACGACTTCGGCATAACGTAACGCTTCGTATCCGCCTGAGTCGGATCGTTACAAAACGAGACGTTATAGTCGTAGTCGTTTATAATCTTTTCGAGGTTTTCTTCGAGCGTTTTGTTTTCCTCGAGTTGATAGTTGACTAGATTCTGGTTGAACGTTACGGTTTGCGGGTCAACACCCATTAACGAAACTCTCGGATACGAATTTCCATGTTCAATATTGAACGACTGCAGACGAAAATACGTGTCAAGTCCGAATCGAGTTCCCGCCACTTCATACCATAATTTAATCAAGATGTGGGCGAAATCTCCGAATCCGCCAGTACGGAGGCGAGGATCGTCAATTTCGAGGAATGGGAAGCATTTACCGGATGATGGATCCTCTCCGTCTTTACATGCCGGCAACATGATATGGTTTGCTGCTGCCGCCGACATACTACTATACGCAGCAGCGGAATCAAAAAGGGCTGCCCAGGCGACACCGGTTAAGTACGGATCGGTCAGTGTAACATTCGCTGTTGAACCCATCAACGCACTGACGAACTGAGTTGCCTCAGTCGTACCCTGCATGTTTAGGCTTGCAGCGTTTGGTGACCAAACTAGGTTTAGCGACGCATTCGCTACCTGCTTTTCGCTAAAAATGATGACACGTGAACTGCCATACGGCCTGTACCCAACTACGCATTTACAGCGGTACAGGCCGGACATCGGTTTCGTTTGCTATCAACCTACGCTAGTGACAGTCGCAGTGCCACCAGATCCTGTAGAGGACCCCTGACCTGAAACGCTACTGTCGATAGTCAAGGTGACCACGTCACCTACAGCGAAACCATTACCAGCATCAGTGATTGCGGTAATGGTGGTAATAACACCACTGGCAATGGTCGCTTCGATTGTGGCTGCGGCGTACTGGGCAGGGTCGGTCCGATCGCCTAGGGCCAGGGTGGCTAGGAATACGACATTGGCCTGGTTGTTGTCTGTGCCGTCAATTGTATAGCCGCTACCGCCACTTCCCAGTGTCAAAGTTAGAATCGGACCGACGGGGGTGACATTATCAATGATATCAGATAACGTAACGCTAAGAGCATAAACCGCAACCATGAAATGGTATCCTCTTTCACCAGCGATACCGACATAACGGGTGACGTTTACAAGCTGATTGTTAAGTGTAACATCATATGGGTTTGTAGGTACATCGGGGTTATTGACCAGTGCATCGACAATAAGCTCCAGGACACCGTAAGCAAATTTTCTTGATTCGAAACCCATGCTCGGACCACAACCGATAAACTTATTAAGTAGCGCGGTACGGGCGGCCGGTGTATTAGAACCGGTATTGTATTCTAGTACGAGCTTGTTAGCAAGTACAGTGGTCAAAAAAGTTTGCAGTTCTAGTTTATAATTGAACTGGATGCCTACTAGTTTTTTAAGCGTTGCGGACATTGGGAATTTACCCGTTAACTATGATCTCTCATATAGCTTTCAACGCGTTACGTCGTTACACGACACGGACTTTAAGCACGCTGCCGGTCCTATACATCCCACCCACCGGCACGGCTGGTGTTGCCGCTGCTGCGGCAGCGTCATCAACAAAATTTCGGAGACCTGTGAAATCAATACGGGAAAACGCCACTGACGTTGTGCCGTTTACGGTACGAGCGATACCATCCGCGCCAACGTAGTAAAGTGATTGAGCCGGTTCGTTAAGAAATAATTCTCCCCGTTTCGCTGCGCTCGCATTGTTGTTGTACAGCCCCTGTACGTATTGTTGGTTGTGGGTGACGTCAGCGGTAAACCGGACGCCCCAACGGGGGAGTGGGACAGGCATGGGCGGCAGGGTGGGTACTTCTATCTTGCTTTCAACGGGCAAAAGTCGTATGATACGGTTTCTATGCTAACGGGTCCATGGAAACGATCATTGTTCTTGGTGCGGACCGGGTTGGTAAAACCACGGCAATAAGGAATACAAACGAACAGCTTAAAGGGTACGGATCAACTATTACAATCGCACACTTCGGTGCGGTGAACTCGAAATCCCACTCACCTGTCCAGCAGTTCACTGACTTTATCGGGTTGTACGACAACCGTGCATGTGATTTTCTCATTTTCGACCGGTTTGTCTCTGACACATTGTTCTACGAACCGTACCGATATCAGCTCCCACCCATCCCCCATGCCTATGCAAGTGAGGTGGAATCGATGCTGATTGAGGTGTCAGAACGTCTAGATATCGTGCTAATTAACCATGCCTGGAACGATGACATGGTAGAACGACATAGAGATGAAATTGTTGCTGAGAATCCTGGCTGTACAAGTTACTGGATAAATGCGCAACTAGAAAAACGACGTGCTGAGCACGAAGCGTATTACGAGTTTACACGCAACTATTTAAGCAATACGACAATCATCCCTCAAACCTCTATCCACTATCTCGATGGTGACCTGTACAGCGATGATATCAATCTATCATATTGCGACGGACTCGAAATCCCCTGATTTCGTTGAAAGCTACGTAGGGATGAGGACAAGCCTTTGACCCATAAGTTTTTAATCATCCTATTGGGCGTATGTACACATTGTGTATTGCGCCCATTTTTTGTATCTACACCAATTACATGGCCAAAGCACGGACGCGGAGAGAAAAGGTAACCGAGGCATCGGTACCCGGATACGATGAGATTGCGTATGGGATCCCTGCGACACGGGGAGATGGTCTGCACCCGGTTCACCCGATGAACGAGAGCCAAAGGGAAGCGATGGACCATTTGCGGAATAAGACGCTAGCTATTCTCACCGGTCCCCCTGGAACCGCGAAAACGTTGTTATCCGTATACGTTGCATGTGAACGCCTTCAGAAACGTCAGATTGACAAAATTTATTATGTAAAACCAATTGTGGATACGCCAGGTGAGAAGGGCATAGGATATTTGCCTGGATCCGAGATGGAAAAACTCGAACCGCACTTGGCCTCTTTGCGTGATGCGTTGAGTGTATTTATGGCGAAAGGAAAGGCAGACTACCTTATCGACAAAAAGGTTATTGAATTCCTGCCCATTGAACACTTACGAGGTCGGTCACTCCACCGCTGTATGATCATTGCCGATGAAATGCAGAATGCGACAAGCCACTCGGTTCTCACTATCCTCTCCCGACTTGGAGACCACAGCACTATCGCATTACTTGGTGACGTGATTCAGCGTGACCTCGCCAACAGATTTGGTAAGGACGGTTTATCGGACGCCGCTGCTAGGCTTTACCATCTCAACGAATTCGTCGGCCATGTCGAATTTGGCATGGACGACATCGTCCGCTCAGAGTTTGTACGGAACGTTATTTTGTCGTATCGCGACCTCTATGAGCCGAAGGCTGCGTAGTTGTTTGAACGCTTGAAGGAAAGAAAAGTCCGGCCGTAAACATCCATCGATCCACGCATTGGTTGGGTGAATACGGCCCTTTTGTCCAGTTTGGGATCTCACAGGCGGACAAAAACGCCAAACAGAATACAAGTTCACCAACTAAAAACCAAGCACTCTCAAACACGTTAACTTTTCCCATAATCTCAACTCTTGCCTCTACCCCGCTTTCAACGTTGAAAGCCATATAGAATAGTATTGTATCTGTAGCATGGCGACTCGTGTCGATAGGACTTCTGGTCTTTCAACCCTTAACGAATCGAGTCTGCTTAGACGATTTAGACTTCGGTCTCCTAGAAAAGAAGGCGAAGCGAATTTTATTGGACTGAAGAGATCAGAAGCGTTGGCGGATGTTGACGATCCGGCTAAAACCCTTAATAATCTACTAGCTAAAATATCTTTGCTCGATGCGGCAGAGCGTAATCTGTACAACGGACCGTATGATGCGGTAGATTGGAATGTCACTAGGGACTTTATTGATGAAGAAATCGATAAACAGTTTTTACTCCCTTTGGCCGGAGCGAGTATTGGTGGTGGATCACTTGGTAGTCAGGTATCCAGGAATCCTCGAATCCGAATCGAAGACCGGATTAGTATCGCGAACTCGTTTGTAGGTGAAGGAATCTATCCAGGACTCCATAGCGGTCCGGACGCCAGATTTTATCGTAACCCTCAGCCGGTTAAACTAGGATACATTAAGTTCAGTTTTTCTGGCAGTGCGGTTACGGTTAGCGTTTTAAAAAAACCTGATAAAACCACAAACCTATTAGTATCAGAAATTCTCGGTCAGTTATCCAGTGTCGTTGTAGATTTGTCTGGGTATGAAATCAGCAACGAGGTAGTAAATCTATCTGGATCAAATATCTCATTACGTCTTACGTCTGTCGGCTCGGCTTGGGTGGTCGAGGAGGGACTAGAAGCATTAACAAATATTAGGAGTATCTTAGGTACAACACAATTCAACAGTACTTACTTTCTTTTAACTCGGCCATATTCGATTATTAATCTACCAGAGTGGTATACAGGAAGTCCAGGATCTAGCGAACCTGATAATATTGATCCGAACACGTCAGCTATGATCTTACGGAGCGAGGCAGGTATTGTGTATCCGTTTATCTCTCGTGGCTATTGGTATAGTCGTGGGTATGTTGAGGGACGTTGGAATCCAACAGAACAAAACCTGGTTGGAGGTAACAATGTTACCGAAGACTCTAACATGCGTTGGTTTAATAATCCGTCTCCACTTCGCGGAGAACAGTATAACTGGGGGGTTAGATGGGACGGATACCTGCGAATTGGACCAGGGATATACGGGTTCCAGGTTCAAACAAATGTCGATGTAAAAATTGATATCGCTACAAGTGCAGCAAGCCCGTACTGGGTAAATGTTTTTGACACAAAAAACAATTCAGCAAAAGAATCAGAAGACGTATACGTCTCTAGCGCAACTTTTAACACAAATAATGTCGATAGTCGGTTTAAATACGTTACGGGGGCAGGGGTAAATGATTGGATAGGGTATGTTCCTATCACTATCCGCATGTTTCGTGGAGGTCCAGACAAATCAGATAAGGGTATTAACATCCCCACCGAACCAAACTTATTCATCAAAACCACAAACGTACCTAGCGCAATCAACTACTACGCCGAGAATCACGTAGTTGTATTGTCTGGCACTGACGGGTCGTGGAATGTTACTGGTTCGACCATTGGTCGATTAATCACCATACTGCAGAACTCTAGCGCTGCGGTAAATTACAAGTTAATCTCCAAAGGTACTAGCTTCCTGGTTACACCGGTAACCATAGCTCTGTCAACTAACGGGACAACAGTTACCAGTAGCACTACTGGACTTGTAGCGGATACTTATACTCTACGTGTTTCTCCCAATCGTGCCGGAGCGTTTACGGATAATCTAATTGCACTGTGGAAGGGACGTATAGCATCGCCTGGTCCTAGTCAAACGACATATTCCAGCCTTGTCAATGGAACTTATAGCCCAGATGCTCAAAAGCTGAATTTCGACTCGCGCCCAGACTGGTGGAAAATAACTGAGGGTCATCCGTTTGATCGTAGCGTTGGACTGTCCGACCAGAACACTCCTCTTGACGGCATGGTGGCCAGCGGATTCCGTGGAGTTTTAAAGTCTGATGCGCTGGGAGTGGGCTTGTATGGAAACGGTGCGGATCCGGTTGTCTATAGTTCTCGCCCCAATATTATTCTTGGCGAAGCGAGGTATGGGGCAAGTGACGAAGTTGGCTCGAATTATATTGGGTTATTACTCGAGCCAAATGATTTAGGAGAAGGCGGCAAATTAATTATCAATGCACTTCCCATTAACAATGCGACGTTCTCCGCTGTTAATAGGCTAGGTATTAACGATTTAGGCGGTGATCCGAACCATAAAACTGAGGCGTTTGATAATCTTACACCCAGGATTGCCAGGATGTATCTATGGAATCCGGCAACACCAGACGGCAACCAAAATAAATACTATTTAAGCAGTAATCTGACAACCGTCTCTGCTTCAGACGATCCTACAACATTAGGGTTACCCGCATTTTCTTCTCCAAATTGGCTTTCTCCTATTACTGTCACAGCGACTTCTGTTGCGGATAATCTTACATTCACTACTAACGTTGTCGGTTTCGTCGCGCCATTAACTTTGTCGGTAGAGAAAGTAACTGTGAACGTGGGTGGCACGAATTATAATATTCTTGCGTTCTCAACAACTCTCGCCTCAATTCTTATTGGTGGATCGGAAGTAGCATCATTTAGTGGTAAATATGTTAAGTTTTACAATGAAACCGACCTAGCATTCCAATACAGCCTGGTTGACACTGGCGAAAGCCTTTCTTTTTCCGACGTACTTAAACTTACATACGATCCGAATTTTAACGCGGCGTTAAGTGAAGTACCAAAACCCCCATCGGATCGGGTTACACCGTTTGGTTTCGATTTACCAGAGTACGGCGGCGGTCTTTGTTATCCACCTTATGCGATTAATAATCCGTTACTGTCAAGCATCGCAATTAACGACTCGAACTTGTATAACGCAAAGCCAGTTGGAAACTACGATGTGTTCTGGGGAGACCATACGAAGAGTGACCTAGGTGGGTATTCGCTTACTGTGACCGAAAAACTCGAGTTCAGTTCGACAAATATTACGAGTGTGGTTAGCACCTTAACGCCCACCGAACTATTAGATACCGCTCTTAACTCTTCAGATTATAGCCATCGCCTCCGTATTGACATTGCACTTGACCCGGACCTGTACGATCCGGATCAAATTGAGCATATTGGTAATGGGGAGAAAGTTAAAGATTCATACTATGCGTATGTCCAGCTTGGTTAAATAGCGAGAATTTTCGCATCTTTAATTACTCCGTTGTCGGAGTAAGAAAATAGAGGCCAGGAGTCTACGATCCCTCGGATGTTGTAGGATACTGTTAATGTACGGTGGTAAACAAATCCTCCGTCATTGGTGCTTGAGGAACTTGAAAGATTCTGCACCAGAGTCCCCAGTGTCGTATTAAACCCTCGTACCGAATTCGTGCTAACAGGTGTACCAGGCTTATAATACCCAGCACTAATACTGTACTTGTTATCTCCGGATTCTGAAGCAGATACGACTGAACCCGATGAGAATTTGGTTAAAATCGGACTAAGGTAATTTCGTCCACTTTGGCTAAAAAACGGTTTATCATCTGTGCTGAATACGCGTTGATATTTTTCACCAGTATATAGCCATATTCCTGGTACTGCGACTCCGTCAATACGTACTTGACCGCGTTCATTTGTCTGATCGCGTAAGTCGAAGAACGTAATTGCTTGGTCATCGATTACTCCGTCCGGGTCACGGAATATCACCCGGTAGTCGGATTGAACGTTTAGACCCTTAAACCGGTTATACGTAAACCCAAGCTCCGTATCTTCTGATTGAACTTTTACGTTTTGTACAAACCTGGGCAGGCTATTTTTGATAGCTTCAGTGGAGTCAGAAATCGACCGTATACTGCTAGATAAATTAGATCCTGGTTCGTAACCATCACCATATTTATAAAACTGCGAACGGCCGTCTAACTTATATAGCTGTACAAGGTTCTCAGAAGAGAGAGTATCAAGGCGGCTAAGACGAAGTCCGGGGGTAGAAAGGGCTGGGAAGGATTGAATAGAATCGTAGACGGATCCCAAGTAAACCCAGTCGTCGGATTTTTCGTCGTACAGGAAAAATCCATCCTGGTTAGCCGATTTTACAGTATATAGGTATCTTTCATTTAATAGTAAGGCGGTGTACCCTAAGCTCCCTGAGCTATACGTACTATGATGCAATGAGTTAGTTGTATACCGTAAACACTTGTCTTCTTCCGGATTGTCTTCAGCCCCGCATGCAGGGATGGGCTGTAAGTACTCTCCAGGTACGTAGCCAGTACCGCCAGACACTAAGATAACAGTACGGGATAACGTCCCATTTGCATTAACCGTGACTTGCGCTGTTGCATTCGACGCACCGGAAACTAATCCAAGTAGGTTAATAATTACAGTAGCTGGATAGGAGAGTTCAGTGCCTGCTGGATTCTTGGCTTTATACTGCGAACCGGAACTTGATACACTAAGGTTTACGATTTTATCCGTATCGGATATAAAAATTGGCGCACCGGTGGGAGGGTTAATTCCGCGCTGATCGAATAGTATGCCAGATATACGATCAAACCAGATTTTGTTTTCGCTAGAAAATGTGTAAGAGTTAGTTACAAAGCGGGTTCGGAGCACTTCGTTGCCGTTTCCGTCTTTGAACGGTTCGTTAACTAGGCTACGTAACTGATTAGTTGATATTAAACTCGCAGAAGAGATAGTCGACTTGAGCCGGTTAGCATACGCAAACAGATTAATGTCCTCTTGAATCTGAGGGCCGTATAGTTTTTGTAACGCGTCTGTTGCGTTTAACCCGTCCTCAGACAGGTTGTATTTAGTGTAGAGACCTGCGGACATAGGATTAGGGGTTTACTAGGTCGGCCGGATTATATCCGGCATCGATAATAGATTGGTAACGGGTAGTAGTGCTGCTGTTTACTGTAGCAACTACAGTTGGGGTGGTATTAGGAGACTGGTAGACAAATCCTAAATCAATTAAGATACCGCGTAGATTTTTATACAACAACGCGATGGGGTTTTCGGTTATTATTTGCGTTTTTTGGGTACGTATTTTGTAGTACGTTCCGCTGATTAGTTCTCCAGGGATACGCACTGTCTTCGTACCAACGATGACACGACTGATTGTTGTAACACCACTGGAGCTGGTTGTCGTTTTTTCCTCATAGATATTGAACAGTTCGTCTCTGTACAAAGAAGTTACGACATCATTACCAGAAGAGACAGTAACCGGAAAGATTTCGTTTTGTGAGTAGTTAGAGTACTTGCCACTAGCATCTAACTTATTTAACGATAAACGGACTCTACAGTTACTAAAACGTTGGGAAGAATCGATAGCGGAGATTTCAGATACTATGTCTCTAATTAAGTCAGTTGAGAGACCATTGCTTGAAAGGTCTACGGTAATTTTTCGTGAATTACCAGAAAACACTCTGCCCAACGATCCTATCGTATAACCAGATATACCATTAACGCTTAAGTCTAACGCCGAGTATGAGTCGTCACGAATTGAACCAAAACCGCTGCGGATGTTAAGAGTACCGGACAGTTTACAATTTGATGCTCGGAATAAAAGCAAGCTATTAAAACCATTCTCAAACCACGTAGAAATATCGTTAGTTTGGCGGGAGAAGTACAAGGTAGATGGTAAAGTACCAAGAATATCTGAGTCAATTACCACGCTAGTGTCGTAAACTGATACGACCTTAGAAACCACCGGACCATTTGAAGACGTTCGGATTTCATCGCCAACCTGAACAAGCTGCCTAAAATTACTCGTACCAGTAAGGACGTAGACATTGTCGGCTGGGTCAGGTTGAGTTGAACGAGTAAGAGAGAGGCCGGCAACTTCTGTTTGGGAGTCAGTAGCACGGACAACTGAACCTCGTAGCCCTGGTATCGACCAATCTGAACGGTACGTGGATGGTTGAGAGTTACTAATGTCTACTGTTTGTACGTTGGTAGTCGAAGTTCCGGAGAAGTTAGGGAGTAACGCTCCGCCCCCAGGTGAATTCTGTGACCACAGGACTAAGTTTCTTATATCCCTCGCAAAGTAAAAATTCGACGCGTTTATGCTAAGGTTTCTGAGGTCGTTAAAACTACAAGCGTCGGAATAGATATTGATCTCTTTGGTATCTGTCTCGTACTTTAATTTCAACGGGAATACTGGAAATTTTCCAGTTAATCCGCTATACCGTGAATTAAAATATGAGAGATTTACTAGATTTACAAGGTCTTTTTCTCTAAATCGATACGAAGGGGAGAAATAACTAACCTCGAATGAGGTGAGCCTATGTTCACTACCTTCCGGACGAGCCGAGGCAAAATTCTCTGGGAGTAAATAGTTAACTGTATTTGATACAACTGCACTAATTCCAGTACACGACCCGATGCTAATTGATTCTAGTGCTTCAGTGTCTAGAACGGTGCCGAGCTGTGGCATAGTTCCAGTTGTACCGGATCCAAACAAGAACAAGTTGCTAAGTTTTGGAACACGGAGAGGGGAAGCTGGAGTAGTGAACTGCGCACCGCCTGAAAAAGCAGCGTTAAGTGAGATTAGGTTTTCCCATGTAGAATTTTGAAGATTTATTGACAATCCAGAACCGGTATACACCATATTAATTCCCACAGTGTTGGTTTGCCATGCCGACCAGTTTTCACTAGGATTACCGATATAACCGGAGATATTGTTTGTTATAGAGTATTGACCCCCTACGTTAAAGTTTACGAACTTGTATTTAGATACATGACCACTGTTTGATGGGTTTGTTGAAGTACCGATATCAAGTAAGCTACCAGACGCACCAGAGGATTCTATATCGTAACTGAGTAAATTACCATTATTGTTCATTTTTGGTAGTGAACCAAAAAGAAATCTGTAGGATCGAGCTCTTTTTCTTGACCAAGACAGGTTTCTTAGATCTGGAAATACGTCATCGAAACGTGGGCTAAAGCCATAAAACCTGTCTCCGAGCGAAAGAGTATTTAGAGCGGAGAATTGTCGATAGTCAGTTTCAGCGGTGCGAGACTGATTAAGAACATACTTTTCAAATAATACGTCCGACCAGTCATCCCCGTCTTCGTTAACAATCGCACCGGTCTTCGGAATGGTTAGGTAGCTGATGCCTGTATATAGCGGGAATGAAAATGATGGTGTTGCCGAGCTATCCCTGTAGTCAAACCACCCCATTGGACCGCTGCGCCATGTATCCCCTGAACCAGATAAATCCAAAGTACGGAGTTTGTTGCCAAGGGTTTTAAGCCATAATGGCAGAACGGTCATCGATCCGCCAGACATTGTAAATATTTCTAAGTTATTAAAACCAATGAGTCCCAGATCTTTTCGATCGGGGAATTCGCGAACATCTATACCAGAAAATTCAATGCCTTTAACTTTTTCCGGATTAACGTAAAGGTACAGGTACAAATCGTAGAGATTTTGATAACCGGTTGTTGTAATATCTATATTTAGCGTGAACGTTGTCGAACCTTCCGTTTGAGTTTGTTGTGTAACAGGGAGAAATCCAACTAACGGTGAGTTGGGTCGTTGTTGTGCCGGTTGAATTTGATAACCAAAAAAGTACGGAGCGGTAGAATCAGTAAACGTAAAACGGATTTGACCTGTTGCCAATCGGCAATACACCCGTAGAGGAGTGTTCTTCGTAGCTAATAGCCGTACGGGTACCGTAGCCCCGGTGTTGCCGTTATCGACATTTACTGTAATCGCATGAGACGGATTCTCAACAACCGGAGATTTGGTTAAAAAGGAGGATTTAGGTAAAATAATACGGTTGACGTGGGAACGGCGTCGAACTCTAATCGATCCAGGGTACAACGCACTTAAAAAATAACCAACATTGTTCGGATCAGTTTCAGCGTTAAATAAACTAGCTCTGGATGTCGACAACGCAACATTTTTTCTATCTGGGTTAGAAAAAAGCGAGCCTCCTATCGTATTTGTCCGGTATTGTGCACCGGAACATTGAATAGAACCGTTAAAAACAATGACGTTTGGTGTATTTTGACTTGGTGACCCTATGCCTCCCAGGGGAAATTCCGGACTATAGTATTCCTTGTTGATATAAAGTCGAGTTGGAATACTGTCATTATAGACAGTGTGGATCTGATGAAGAGATGGTAAAAGAAGACGAGATAGGCCCGATGCGGATCGTAGATCTTCGCGAGTTATTGGTTCTGAGACACCATATAGACGATCGAGAATCTCTGGGCGAATTAATATATTCCGTAACGCGTCACGTTTATCGGAATCAAAAATTTCCGCGAGATTAGCCGTGCTGTCGGAAACTAATCCGATGTCTGGCCGAGAAAACCTGCCAAATCCTGGGAAAAAGGAATCCGCCATCCATCAACAAATAAGCTACTCTCTATAGAGCTTTCAACGACTATTGCTCAGTGTAGTTAAGGGACATGTAAATCTCATTACTAGTTTCGTTATGGTTACCGAGTGACCGAGCGATAAAGAATGTTGCTAGGTTTCCGTCGTCCTCGTTGACAATACTCTCGGCTGAGATATTAAACACAGGGTTTAAATCAATCTCGGTCGGGGTATTAGCAGAAATGTAATACGTTGCTAGAGGAATCGCTTGACTTGGGTCAGTTAGGTACCTTAACGGGTACTGAGAGTTTGTAAAAATTCCGGCTGAGTTAGTCCCTCCAGTGGAAAAGAAACTGCCGCACTTGCGGGGATTGGTATGAACAGACTTGTACGTATCTAAAGCCGACTCACTCGCGTTAATTGTCGGAGCGGTAGACAGGTTAAGGAGATCGGCCTGGGTGTAAGTAGTAATCGATTTTACTGCGCCGTTAGATTGCGGACTAGCCGACCATTGGCTGTGATAATCGGGAGTCCCAGAGTCTGAAATTGATACCGTTGAGCGGTGAGGGGTAAATGGTCTAACGTCGACACCACTTGTTGTTTTTTGACCGACCCAAAGACCTCCAAGCTTTGCTCCTTGACGTCCCTGGACAAATACACGGATAAATGGGACGTTACCCGGTGCTATCTTAGAGACAAGAATTTGTCTAACCCTAGAACGTTTATCGATGTTTGCGATGTATACAACGTTATAGAATACGGTAACGCTACCTACCGCTATACCTCCAGGTAAAGAGTTACCGATAGGTAACAGGTACAACGTGATTCCGTCTTCGATAACTCTGGTAATTCCGCCGGTTGTTGAAATATTTACGGTAGAACTACCTTGGACTAAGGTAACCGTGTACGGTTCACCCAGGTTTGGCCAAGGAGAGCTTGTGTCAGATACATAATAAGTTGTTACAGAAGTCTCCGGATTGACTTCAGCTATAATGCTAACGTCGCTACGAAGTTCACGGCCAGCTTTACAAAATAGCCCACGGCAAGGGCCTCCCTCGATACCAGGCACGGAAAGACGTTGATCGTCAAGGTCGGTTAGAGCAGAGTATAAGGTAAATTCACCAGACTCTAAGTTATAAGTGTCTACAAATACGCGGGGGTTAGTCTCAATGTATAAGATATTGTTTTGATGATCATTTACAAAATCGTAAGGTAGGCCTTCGTAAAAATTCTGACCATCCCACACTGCGGTTGGTTCGATTCCCCAGTTGACACTGGGTGCTGTCGCGTATAAATCGTCGTCAGGGTCGGTTGTTTCCGGCCATACAAATCCGAAACGGAAAGAAGAGGAGTGAGAGGAGTCTAAACCTGCTTCCGATCCGCCAACCCAGTAGATGTAAAACTCATCGCTAAGCACGTCGACAGTGCTTAGAAGGATCTGATCACGGCGAAAATAGTCAAATTCTATGTCGTAACCGGTTTCGTATGGGGAGACAGGAGCATAAAGGAAGGGTAGATAGACATTAGACGGTGACGGTAACGTGTTTCGGCTGGAAAGGTACACGTTTGAAGTTGCATTTCTTTGTAACTTAATGGTTAACGATCCGCTACTAAAATCCTTTTGAGTGGCGGGAAATAGGGCGTAAAGGTCATTCCCGATAACTCTTACAACTTGATTTCCAATAACGCTCCAGTTACCTGAACTGGCCGGGCTGCGAAATCCCCCAGCCGATGTCGTACTATACGCCGCTACCGCACTGTAACTCGATGCATCGGTACTTGATATTCCGATGGCCGGTCGGTCTAAAGTGAAGTACGGATCGACAGTAAATTTCCCTCTGAGCCGTCTGCTTTCAGGTAGTTGCTCCCATTCGTATCCTTCCTGGTGTGTATACGCCCACTCCGGACATCCCCTTTGCCGCACAATTTTAATTTCGCAATCTTGCTGACTGTACACAAATGCATTTTCGGGGAAAATCTCCTTTTTGTTGTAGAGTTCGGATCCGAAACGATTGACAAGAAACTGTCTAGGTTTGACACCCATTAACGTCGTCCAGTCGATAGCGTTGAGTTGAGTTTTTGATTGAGAAAACCCAGGACTAGGGAGATACTGAACCCTAGATTGTGCGTTTAGGCTGTATAACGTGCCTTTGTCATACCCATCGATGTAGTACGATGCACCAAACTTATACACATACTGATCGACACGGATAGTGGAAGAGTCAGAGATCAGTAGGCGATACTTAAAGTAGAAAAACGGATCGGCAAGGCAAGGTTGGCCAAGCTGGTTTTCGATTACAAGGGTATGCAGAGTTACCCACCGACACTCGTCGTTCTCAACGGGTACGTACGCATAGAATCTTGCCCCAATTGCACCGTACCAACCGAACTCGATCTTGTACATGGTCACGGTGTCCGGGTTAAGAATATATCCTGTTTCCCCTTCACCCCCTAACGGATCCCCGTTCATGATCTTTTGCTCGATCATGGTTTCGTATTGAACCTGGCCGTTACGAACAATAGTACGAGTGTTATCCGGGTAATTCGCATTCTGCAGAAATACGGTATCTTCTAACGGAACGGTAGATCGGCGGACAATAGAAAAATTTGCACCGTTGCTAAGGCGGAACATGTACGAGTCGGTATCGTTTTCAATACCGAATTCGAGAACGGTTCCCGGACCGGCTCCGATTTCACTGACTTTGACGCCGTACGTAAATCCGCTGATGCGTCCGGGCTGGTAACGGAATGAGCGGATAGATTTTAAAGTAATTTCGCTACGAATACCTTGTACACCGCCGATCCGATTAGTATCAGTAGGCAGATCTATTTGTTCACCAAATGATTCGGACGGCCAGGAGTCCGAAAAGACATTGTTTGTCCGGTCAGCGACAACGGGAGTGTCTAGAATGAAGTAGGGTAGTTTAAGGTCACGTTCGAGAGCAGTTACACTGGACTCGTCTGGGTGTACGGTAAACTCCCAGTTCTTAAGATCAGAGCGGAGCAGATTCCAGTTTAATCCGAAGTACTTCTCCCATAGCTCCGGAGTCGGATTTGTTCGGATCCGGTAATGACCACGGTCTTCGGAGCGGCCGAAGGGATAGTAAACGCGCGTGCTGCTAAAGAAAAACGAATCCCAGGAGACATTGAGATCTTGAGGCAACCTAGCAGTCGCTTCAGGAATGATGACTCCGCTCGCACCCCATAACGACTCACTACCACGCCAATCTTCAACCGTCGTCGTATTAAAGTTATAAGCGCGTCCGCTAGGAATAATTGGGTAATTACTTATTGGACCGAAGCGGTTTTGTTTAATATCTAGCCAAATTTTATCCCAGTACAACTCGTTAAAAACGGGGGTACCGTTACCACCTGTAGTAGGAGGGTATGTGGTAAGCAGGTACCCAAGGTTAAATTGTTCCCATTGTGACTGTGCGAAGTTTTCAACAACATACCGAAAGAGATATAACGCGACAATAGAGTTAAGGTATTGCCCCCATCCGGTATAGCGTTCACCTCCCCCTGGATTAATAAGTTGGTCTTGGATACTTGGACGTGGAGGTTCTAGGAACGGGGTAGGATTTGACGATAATACAATCGCCGCGTTTCTCTCATCTTCGTCGAAACTTGTTGGATAATAATTTCCAGTCGAACTTGGGCGTCTCGTCCACCACCACCTTGATGAATCTCCATCTCCGTAACCGCCAATGTCAACGCGCCAGTCTTTAGGGTCGAGTCCGTAGGTTGATACGTTTCCGAATAGTCCTTGCTGTGTGGTCTCGCGATTGATACCTAGCAACGACCGTGACACCTCGCTCTGCTCCTCGAAGCGTTCGACAATAGGGAGAGCGGCAGGGGAGCCTTTACTGAAGGTATTCGCCGTGCTCAAGCCGTCAGCTTGATACGACTCTGAATTGACAACAACACTAGGAGCTGTATCCGCCCCATATTCACTAATTTTGTATTCGTCTTTCTCCGTAACTAACGGCGCACCTTGTTCAGTGGATAGGGCAAAACCCCTAATGTCCACCATTTGTTTAACACTACGACTTTTACGAGGCGGTGTTTTATCCGCCCGGATTGATTGTTTGCCGGCCATTGATCACTGCTCCTCCCAGGTTAGAGAGTTGACAATAGAAAGTTGAGTCGATGGTTGGCTGGTCGCCGATGTTGATTCCCACATCGCATATGCGCAGAGAATGTCGACCTCATTGGTAAGAGGGTACGAGATGTACTCTTTGTTGTAGGCGAAGTAATCGGTCAAGTCGTACTGTGCACCACCTGCATTACTATACAAGGAGAAGATGATACTGCCGGTGTTAGCGACTGGGGATAAACGGAAGTCTTGTGATACCGATGCACCGGATAACTGTGCGATAGACTCAAAACTACCAACCCGTTCAGTCTCGTTCCATTTCTTTTGATCTTCGTACTTGGTGTGAGTAAAATCACCGGTAAACGGAGTGATTGTACCTTGGGTATTAAACGTATACATTCTGACCGGAAGCACGGATCCGTATACAGTTACCGGCTCGTTCTGAGCGGTATAGTTTTGAACGTAGTACTTAGACCCTTTACGGAAAAAGCGAACGAGAATTGAAGTTTCGGATACAGAGGGATTGGTGGGGAAACCACCTACCGGAACCGATCCGGTACCAATGCCCCTCATGTATGCGTGTAGGTACGAGCCATCAGCACTAAGCAATCCTTGGAGGGTGGTGAAATCACCGCTGGAAATATTTGTGCCGGATATAATTTCTCTAGGGATAGTGCCAGATCCAAGATTGAAGCCAAATTGCGGGGAGCCGGAAATACTGTAAAGCGTGATAGCGTAGGACTGAGAAAGTGCGGAATTGTTTAGATTATTGGTAATCAGTAGCGGGTTTTTAATAAAATTAACCGTTACAATATTACTGTCAGTGCTGGGGTCGGTAATACCGATGCCGTACTTAATTGGGTAGAGCTGGATCCGGTTGCGGATCGGTGTGCCAGTGGTGTTGCTGACTTCATCCTTGGCGCGTAACGCCATCATTGCACGTTGACGACGCGGCACAATAAGTTCGATTGAACTACCATTGCTTAAGAAAGTTGTTGATTTATTGAAGTACAGTCGGACATTGCTACCTCCGTCGTTTTCTACCCAAATCACCCTCATAGTCGTATCGGCTTTCAGATACGCACCGATTAGTTGATCTTTATTTGCTTGGGGGACCGTGCTTGCAAGGATGCTAAAGTAGTTACTGGCTGGTACGGTAGCGACTGAAGTTTTGATACCACCATACGATACGGATTTAGCGTAATCAGACGACTTGGATAGCAGTTTGACTGTGCCCTTGTCGCCACCGTCAATATAATACGATGCACCGTATTTTACTAGTGTGCTTTTGTTGTTCGGTAGCCCGTTGCTTAGCCCGGAATGGGTTAGATACGTAATCGGGAGTGTCGCATTGCCCAACGAAGCTACATCGAGTTGGTTCGATGCCCTCATGTGGTGTACGCGCACCCACCTCGCTTCACCGTTAGCCACTGGAACATAGCAAAGGAACAACGCACCGACTGCCCCGTACCATGAGAAATCGATTTTCCACATGGTTACTTTGGTAAAATCGACATCGTATACAGAAGCGTCGGTTAGAGTCTGACCATTAATTTGAATTTGATCACCGGGACGCTTGACGCCAATAATTGTTGGGTCGACGTTAGCGGTAGAAACATCAGACCAACGGACGATATTGTCACTACGGCCGTTAAGCTGGTCGTTGCTGAACATAGCACGAACCGGACGCCACTCGTATACTGTGCGGTATTGGGGCGGGACACAAATCTTAAACCACTCCTTTAACGTAACGTTCTTAGTACCCGGATCACTAGAGGCAGTGTTGTATTCTTTGCCCGCGCTTCGGTGAGAATCGAGACCGAAAGCAGCGTCGAATTCGCCGTTAGAGATCTGTGTTCCACCTTGAACCGTTACCAATAGGTTCCAGACTTTGACTCCGCTATTCGCTTCTGACGGGTCTGTGTCATACCCGAATCTGGAATTGTTAACCGCAACGCTAAGAGCGTCGCCGGACAGGGTGATCTCAGATGTAAAGTCAGCTCCACCACCTCTACTCAAATTTGTAACAATGTCTTCCCACCGGCAGTGTGCGTCGAGACGGATATACTGCGATGCGGGCTTCAGGAACTGGTTGTTAGTCTTCCAGCCCTCATACTCCAAAGTCGTAAATGTGCTCGACTCTCGTTGATCGAGAGGGAACTGGAACTGACGGCCGGCAAGGTGCTCGATAAAAGAGTTACTAGAGTCTCGATATGAGAGACGAACCGCGTATCCAGAGTTCGGTTCGTAGTCGGAAAGGGTGTTGGGGGTAGATTCAACCGCTCGTACGTCAGACGGTGCATAGCACAGACTTGGATCGTAAATGGCGGCGGCGACATAGCATAGGCCGTTGCGGTAAATGACTGGGTCGACACCCACTACGCCCCAGTTACCACCCTTGATATTACTCGTGCCACTCAGCGCTGCTACTTTGTTCCATGCGTCGCCAGTGGATTCGATGCCGGTAGGTTGGGATGGGGTCAGGGCCTGGGTCCGTCTAATACACCGGAAGTCGTTGTTATCACCACTGTTAACAATTTCGAAGTAGTAACCGTCAAACTTATCAAAGATGCCCCATTTTTTAATCGTTGGCGCACCCTTCATGATGTTGCGGTTGGGGGTCGTCTGGTCGTATGTGGATAACGTCCGATTCATTTTGACGCCCATGGTCGAAGACGAAACCCGGCCGGGCTGATAACGGAAGAATCGCTTTGAAGTCAGTACGGTCGTCCGGCCTTCGCTCGCGACTAACTCCGCGCCCGCCTCACGTTCAAGGTGGTTTACGCCTGTTCCGGTATCCGGATCGTTCTCAAGGGGGATTTGAGACCATTCTGAGGGGTTGACGTCGTAGGTGTTGACGTCAGCGAAGATGCCTAGAGCGACTTCGGCCCTGGGGATGCCGAGCAGGCTTAACGCCACCTCCGACTGGATCTTATTCTGTTCTTCAACCGGAATCGGGGGCTGATCCTCCGCGAATACGACTGGGAGTGAATTGACCGCCTTTTGTTGACCGAGGGGAACCGGGGCAGTTTTACCAATAATCGTTTGTTTGTTAGCCATGGGGATCAGAAGGAATGGGCGATTAGGTTGCCGTCAGCGACGAAGTAGTTAGAGCGAACGATAAATAATGAGCCGCCCAAGAATTCAATGGGGGTAGATGATAGCGAGAGGCCGGAGATAGGATTTAGAAGAAGAGAGTTAGTGTCGGAATCGATACTGACTACGGTATACGCAGCGGTTTGATCCCAAGCATTAAGACCGGAGTTGCTGAAACCGGAGATTCGAATCTTATCATTTTCGGTGCTTGTGGCTGAGTAGATTTGAAAACTTAACAGATCGCTAGGGTTTCGCAGAGCGATAGCGATATACGGGTTGCCACCGATTGTCCTGCTGCAGATAGATAGTGGTGAAAATCCTCGAGATCCATTACCAATCAACACGGTCGCGGTTACTTCGTACATATAACCGTTTACACTGGTTAACGTGTTCGTTGCGGGCAAGGTTTTACCACCTACCGTTGCGGTTGTGGTACCTGGTAAGGTAAGGGAAAAAATTCCCGCATCAAGCTGAGCGGCGGTTTCGAGTACTCGGAAAGATCCGACAGCAGGAGTCGTCTTTAATCCGGCTGCGTTCAACGCGAAGATGTCCGCGTTTATTGAGTTCTTGACAATACCGACGGACTCACCACCCAACGTTACGGTCATGTACACGGGGTCAAGAGCAATACCCTGACGGACTTCAATTGTTGCTTTACTGTACTCGTTGTTGTAGGTATCGATAGAGCGGATGACGGAGTCGTTATCGCTATAGGCCAGGTTACCCTGAGCGTTCCACTGGAACGAGGTTTCAAGTGTTAGGCCGTTATCCCCACACGACCGGATTATATTACCGTTTATTGTGCTGTATTCGGTGCTGATGACTCGTGGACCAGTAGTTGCGAATTCGAAGCGATTACCCTGAGCGACGATGTTTTCGCTAGTATCGATTAGTAATGGTGATACGGTTTGTTCGTAGGCGCGGCCGGTAAACTGTACCGTGTTGTTGGTAATAACAGCTCCACGTGTACCGTATAGTGCGATGCCGCCTCCGCCGCATTCAGTCACCGTGCAGTCGTTGATAACAATGTTGTCGCCATATTTGACCTGTAACCCTACCTCCGATGTGACCGGTGATATTTGCGAAAACGATTCGCCTCTATTGCCATCGATTGCTATTGAACGGATGCGGATGCCGGAGACTCTTGGTGATACGGATTCTCCCGTAAAGTTCAAAACTCCCGGGGTTGTCGGATTGCTTAACGTACACGCAAGGCGTTTGAGTACCGAACCGTCTCCAATACCCCTAAGTGAAAGGTTGGAGAAATCAGATTGTGACGTATTAACAAACGACGTATCGGAAATATTGTAGATGCCGGCTGGGAAAAATACCTCTTTGATTGAACCGGACGCAGCAAGAGATAACGCATTACGGACGGATTCGGTATCGTCGATGACAAAGCGAGCAGTGTGTCCGGCGGCGAGTTGGCTGCCGGCAGAGATCCCGGTACATTGAATGTAGCTGGGTAAAGAACCGAGAGGGTTAGGAATAATCCTTAACCGCTCCCGACCTCGCACTCTCCGGATCTGTGTAACCTCTGACCCCGCAACGGAAAATACGTTGGACAGGTAGGAGGGGAGGACGGGGTCGGACTCCCACCCTGGAATTTCTAGCAGACCGAGGTCGCGAAAGACGTTATTCCCTGAACCCGGGTAGCCAACTTTGTTATTTCCGATAACTCCGAGAAAATCAACCCGGTTACCCCAGACTCGGTAGATAACCGGCAATGCGTATTGCGTAGTTCGAGAAAAAGTAAGCTGAACGTATTGTTCAGTTCCCCATAAGTCGGGGTTCAAAACTTTTGTTCCAACGCTAACCACTGATCTAAAGAACGGCAAGCGACCGTTTTGTGGATCGAATCCGAAGACGTAATAGGTTAACGGAGCAAGGTTAGCGTTTGTGCCAGGGGAAGTTGAGAAATTAACACCGACGGAGGTGTGGGCGGATACGGAAAGAATTGGAGTATCGACGACAGTTGGGGAGTCGTATGAGAAGACTTGCAGGCCGGTGCCAGACTTAAGCACGTCCTGGTATTGAAATAACGAGTTACCATTTCCGTCATCGATGCTTGAAATGGTAACAATGTTATCGCTAATATCTGATATTGTTCCCGTAAACTCTAGTTCACCTCGGCCGGTCGCTCCGAGATTTCGTACGTTAACGTACGCGTTTCGATCTTCTGGAACCTGGACTACAACGTCCCCTGACCTCTCCGGTATGTACCGCATGCGAAATATCCTCTACTTTAGCTTTCAACGAAAAACCGGCCGAGGAGAGGGTGAGAGCTAAAGCCGGAGTCCGCTAATTCGGATAATGACTGTTTAAACTCTTTCTCTTTTACCGGATTGTTTTGTAGTGAATTCAGCTCCTGTTCGATCTGATAGGGATCTGGATACTTACCATCTATCCGATAGATATTTTCAAGCATGTTAGATATCGTAGGTAGTTAGGGGGCGATGGAGAGTGTAAGATAATACTGTATCTAACGCGTTAGACGCTGTACTACCATGCCAAACAAACAGTTGATCGCCCTCTTTCAACGTAAATTTATTGCCGTTGATAACATCGTAGGAGGTGTTAGGGGGTAGATTAAGATTGTTGAGAATGTAGGCGCTGGTGATACCGTTGATGATTTTGGCTGATACGGCCAGGTTAGTGGTAGTTTTGTTACACAACAGTAGCGAGGTAACTAGCACAAATACCTTCTGGTAATCTTCTGGCGTGCCGGTGGTTGTAGGCACGGTAATCAGCCTGCCGGCTTCTGCACCCTCGACGCTTGTCGGTGACGCGAATTTATTGGTGGATACGTTGGAAGGGAGTAACATAACGGGGAATTAGCTCCAGATTGCGGTGTTAATAAACTGCGCGGCGTGCATGCCGACTGCGTCGGCCCGGCGGATTGGGGAGTACGCGGTTTCAGGGTCTGACTCCACCTCGATGACGTTACGGGCGAGGACGAGAGGAATCTCGGATCCAAATCCGTCCTGGAGTCGGCCCTGGTTACGGAGAGCAAGGTTGCCAGTTCGTCGGAGGGGTAAGAAAGTGGTCGGTACTCCGTCGGTATCGGGTTGACCGGTAACGGTTGTAAGAACGACGTTTCTAAAGGTCTTCGAAATATCGAAGTTTTGAATGTCTTGAGCCACGGAAACGAATTAACTCTACTACTGTGCTTTCAACGGGTTTCTGTGCTATGATAACAGTGGTCGGAAATGACCGCTTTACTTTACCTACCCCCCCTTTCTTATGAATAAAAAGGATCTCGCAACACTGATCGACGCCTATGCTGATGCGAAAGCGTCGCGAAATCAGCACCTAGTTAATAGTATGGTCGCGCAGCTTGAACAAGCGCTTGACGGTTTGTTCGCAGATAGCGGCGATGAGCTGGAGGAAGCACCTAGCTCTGAGTTTTGATCGCACGCGGGCGGGAAACCGCCCGTTTATTTTCTCCCTTTGCTATGTCCCCCTCCATTTACATTCTTCGCAACAGTACGGACAAAATTCCCACCGACTGCGAAGTGGGCGATTGCGTCATTTTGCCGAACGGCGATGTTCTGGTTAAGACGCCAACGATATGGAATCTGTTGCCTGGCAGCCTGATCAGTATCGACGAACTGAAGGAGTTTGTGGGTTATGTTTCATCCGGTTGGCCGGATGATCCAGATGTAGCCCGCGCTGACATGGATAAAAAAATTCCGCCCGTATTTCTTGAGCGGATGGTGGAAACGGTTAAGAAATTGACGGTTTAACTTATCACCACGGTACGCCTGAGGCTTTGGTAGGTTGACGCTGCTCTAGGATTTGCTGTTCCAGAGCGGCGTGAATCTCATCGATTTTTTCCGCACCGCCTAGCTTTTCTTTTACCCAGCCGATTACGATATCGGAGGTAAGTTCGGAGTACGGGATGACGGTATCTCCTTCTGCCGGGGCTTCGAGGCCGATAGAACCATAGGCGCCGGAACTGTAGACGTTGTCGGTGGCGGAAACTTGGTAATGCGCTGTGTATACAATGCCATCGGCAGTGTGTCGTTCTAGATTAGCGATGGACCAGGTGAATTGGATGTCAGACATAACAATAATGGGAGTACCCTATAGTAGCTATCAACGGAATTTTAGCAAAACGACAGAAAAGATTAGTTAACAAGCCATAAGTACACAAGGCACGCAGTAGCTGCCGTCGCCATAGGTGCAGCTCACGTTGGTGCTGGTGACCTTGGCGATGGTCTTGCTGCGGATGATGTCGTCGTCTTGGGGCTTGGCGGTGCCATCACCTGCGGACATGAGCAGATCACCACGCTCAACGGTTACGCCATCTGCAATTCGGATAATGAAGTCACCCGTCATGGCGCAGTAGAAGTCGTTGGTGTAGGTGTCATCGTCATCGTCCCAAGCCTGGAACACGCCCGACACATTCTTGTCACCTTCAACGTCGCTCACCTTCATGCGGTTGAGCTGTTCGTTTTCCTCGTCATCCCATTCGCACATCTCGTCAATGTTGGATAGGACAGAACCACGCAGGATTTCAGTACGTTCAACGCCAGAAGGCAGTTGAGACCAGCGGCTTAGGTGAGCACCGTTGTAGGAGACGGTTGTGCCGGAAACAGAAATTGTCCCCTCAAGATTATTATCTTGATAAAATTCAATAAGGTTACCGTCGTCAGTCTTCCTATTGAGTGCAATCAAATAAGCGCTAGATCTTGTAAAATCAGCGGAACCACTAGAAAACAGGCTAATGCCGGGGTTTTGATATGAAATTGTTTGCCCTGCTTTGCCAATAACTACGTTTCCATCGCTCTGAATCCTCATCCGCTCCGTCGGAGAACTCGCCCCATCCGCAGTAGTGGAGAACACTAGGCGGCCTGGCATGTCATTAGCGCCAGGGGTGCCGTCTACATACGCTTCGATTGTTGCAGCTTCAACAAATTCTGAGCCGTCATTCCCCTGGAATGTAATAGCGCCAAGACCATCAGCACTAGAAACACTGACGTTTTGTCCTGTGCTTCCTTTTTGTCTGCCCAATATTACATATGGATAGCCTTCAGCGCCGCCAACTACTGAAATTCTTCGATTTGTATCATTACCTTCTACTTGAATAGCCGAAGACAATGTTGAGTTAAAGAAGTTAGCACGCGCACTAGACGTACCAACTAAGAGCCTGCCGCTGGAGTCGATGCGGACGCGTTCTGTTGGCGCTCCAGCAGATCCTGCGGTTGGGTGCGTGTAAAACGCCATCCCGCCACGGAACGATCCGCCCTCGTCAATACCTTTAATCGCAGCGGATCTCCAACCAGCGCCACCTGCGCTAAATGTCAACTCACCAGAAACATCGAGTGCGGTGCTAGGGCTCGTAGTGCCAATCCCTACACGCTGTACCGAGTTAATAGTTAATGCGGGGGTGCTGTTGGTGCTAAGGGTAAGG